GGAAATAATCCAGCCAAATGGATTAAGAATAATTATTCTTGGTTTTATGAACACTTTAAATATTTCTAGGAGAAACTATGAGTATTTTAGATAGAGATGATCTAGATCGTCGTCCACCAGCAGATGTTATGGCTGCTGAGAGACTTGTCAGAATGACAAAAAACACTTTTGAGCAGATGGTTATGTCCTTTAATGAAGGGTCACAACTTTTCTGGGGCAATCGTATGGGTGCAACTCCAGAAGAGATTGCAGAAGAACTTGGCACAGATGCTAAGGAAGTATTTTATCTTCACGCACGACTTGGTGAACTCATTGCTCTCGTTAAGCCAGAAGCAATTGCTGAAGGTCTTGGCGTAGTTGGTGACTTTACAATGAATGAAGATGGTACAGTTACCGTTCTTCCTCCACCTGAGCCAGAACCAGTTCCTGAGCCAGATCCAACACCTGAACCAGATCCAGCCCCTGAGCCAGATCCAGGTGTATAACTTATGGTTGTATTGTGGCCTCTTTATGGGGCCACAGTATAGCAAAATAGGAGGTATATAATGGTAATTAATATAAATGATCACGAAGTTACTAATGATGATGGTTTCCAGGGAGCCGTAGTATTAAGTGATACTGACGAGACTGGAACAAATAAAGTTAATAATGTCGTCGTTCTCAGTCAAGCTTCTTATGATGCTTTAACTCCGAACTCTACAACACTCTACTTTATAACATAATGTTGGTGATACTATGGCTCTTGTTTCTGAAGTTAAAGCAGCTGGTTCTGGTAGTAGTGGCACAATTGGAGGTTTTACGGGAGTTGCATGGACAAGTCCTGGTAGTATTACGTCATTTGCTGATAATGACTATGCCTCTGTTGATTTAAGTAATGTTAATACAAGCTCCGAGACTTTAATCGCTACTGATTTTGGATTTAGTTTTCCGTCCAATATAGTATCTATTGATGGCATTGTATGTACTTTTGAAAGAAAAGCATCTGCTGCTGATGTTATTAGAGATAATCATGTTTACTTAATTCATGATAATGGATTGATTGGTGATAATAAAGTTGGAGCACCAGCATACTGGAGCACAACCGAAGGTGGCGTTAGCTTTGGTAGCCCTACCGATATGTGGGGCATTTCATCATATACTGGAGATGTGCTGAGTGTTATGCAAGATTCCAGTTTTGGCGTACTAATAGATGCTCAATATTATAGCGGGTATACTGGCACAGAAACCGCTTATGTAGATCAAGTCAAAATAACAATTTACTATACTATTGTAGATTTTGTAGGTAAAATTGGTTCTAACGATCTTGTTGATATATACTATGGCTCAAATCAAGTATCTAGAGTATATTACGGTTCTATTAGGGTTGTATAATGGACCTTTCTAAGTGCCACTGTGAAAATCCTGGGTTTTGCCCGATATTTAATAGAACGATGGGGTCCAATCCACCAGATTGGGAATGGTGTCAAAAAACAAAAGGGGAAGAAAGAAAAAAATATAGAGATCTACTTTCCAGATCGCCTCCTAGCAAGAATCAAACATTAATGGACCTGTATTTAGATTTGAAAAAAGAAGGAAAAGAAAAATGGCTGCATCTTTATAGTATTAGTAATAAGGAAAGCCATTTATGTAGTATCGCTACTTTCAATCAGATACAAAGAAATGAGAAGATCATCAACTTTATTGAAAATCAGAAGAGGGAAGAAATAGACTTATCCAAAATAGAAATATTATGCTTAGGACATAGTGATAAACAGTTTGCAACCATAGAAGATAGACCGTATCTCACGAAAATTAATTTAAATGAAATTGATGCTGGAAAATATAGCGATAATCAATGGTCTGAATCTAGAGCGTATATTTCAAAAAATAAACTATTTAGAAAAGATACAGATTTTATAGGCTTTACCACAGCTTCTTGGAATATAAAATACGAACATAGTCGCATAGATAATTTTCATAACTGGAGCAATGCAAAAGTTTTATTAAACTCAAAGCCAGAAGATAAAATTGTATTATGTGGACATATGACATGTTCATGCCCTTGGACAAAAAATTACGACTATAATAAAGATATCCTATCCGTTTTTTTAAACATTGAATATCCACATATGACAAAGATGTTTCTTAAAATGGTTGGTCTGCATGAGTATAATCATATTAATGTTCCTTATTCTCAGCAAATGATATTACATAAATCTTTATTTGATCAATATTATAATGATTTAATCTCTAAGGAAGTTTTTGAAAAAGCAGACTGGATTTATAATAAGTTTTTTACTCCCAATATATCTACTTGCGATCATATTAGAGAGCAGTATCATAAAATAAAACTTAAGGGTTATTTTTTGGAAATATTTACTTGTTTCTGGTTTTCCAAACAAGATTTTATGTATATACCAAATGTTACACGCAAAGAAGATTGGTATAATCCGATACAAGTAAATGGGAGAATTCAAAAATGGGATATGACTTCTTAATAGTAGGAGCAGGATTATTTGGGTCTGTATTTGCAAGAGAAGCTACAGATCGAGGATATAAGTGTTTAGTTATTGATAAAAGAGATCATATAGGCGGAAATTGTTATACGGAGAATAAAGACGGTATTGATGTACACGTTTATGGGCCACACATCTTCCATACCTCTGCTAAAAAAATATGGGATTATGTGAATCGTTTCACTGAGTTTGAGCAATTTGAACTTAATGTAATCGCTAATAGAAATGGTAAACTTTTTAATCTTCCTTTTAATATGTGGACCTTCTATCAAATGTGGGGAGAAAAAGATCCAGAACAGGTTAGAAAAATTATAGAAGATCAGCAATACGTTGGAGAGATTACTAATCTTGAAGAGCAAGCTTTATCTCTGGTTGGTAAAGATATCTATGAAAACCTAATAAAAGACTATACAACAAAACAATGGGGTAGAGATCCTTCTCTTCTTCCTGCTAGTATAATTCGACGTCTACCAGTTCGGTTTACATATAACAACAATTATTTTAACGATATCTATCAAGGCATACCAAAATATGGATATACCAAGATGTTTGACAATTTATTAGAAGGAATAGAAATTGATTTAGAAATTGACTTTTTTAAAAGAAGAGACTATTATGAGAATATAGCAGAAAGAGTGGTTTATACCGGGCCAATTGATAGGTTTTACGATTATGAATATGGCAAATTAGACTATCGTTCATTGAGACACGAAAATGAAATATTACAGAAAGAATCATTTCAGGGCAATGTTGTGGTTAATTATACAGACCTAGAAACAGATTACACTAGGATAATAGAGCATAAATTTTTCCATAAAAATATCAAAACAGATTCCACAATTATCACCAGAGAATATCCAGCAAAATATACTGGGGAAAATGAACCAATGTATCCAGTTAATGATATGGAAAATACAGAGAAACTTTCTAGATATCAAAAAATTTCACACAGCCTAAAGTATATACTTGGAGGAAGACTAGCTGAATATAAGTATTATGATATGCATCAAGTAGTGGGATCTGCTTTAAAAACTATTGAAAAATTAGGACTCAATAAAACCACTTGAAATGTGTATAAAGTTTGGAACGTTCAACCTTCGGAGGAGCATAAATGTCGTTCGTAGAACAGGCACATTATAATGATATTGGCACTTTGTTTAAAGTGACTGTATATGACACCACTAATACTGGCGGTCAGGTTATAGCGGATATATCTGATGCTACGGCCTTACAGTTTATTTTTCAAAGGCCAGATGATACAACATTTACCAGGACTGCTGTTTTTTCTGATGATGGCTCTGATGGCGAAATACAGTATAGAACAGTTGATGGTGATTTAAATATGGTAGGAACATGGAGCTTACAGGCTTACGTTGCTACAGGCGGTGGTGAATGGCGTACAAACATAGCAAACTTTAAGGTCTACGAAAACTTATAAGGGGTTTAGTATGTGGAAAATCTCAATGGTTTTGATGCTAAGAACCTTAATAGGTGACTTAGATTCTGTTAAATATACAGATGAGCGATTGAAGCAAATTTTAAGCGTTGCTGCTTTTACAGTTTATTCTGAGGCGGATTTTTCTAATGCTTATATTATAGACATAAGTAGAGTTTCTATATCTCCAGATCCAGTGTCTGAAGAGGATGGAGATTTTGTAGTGTTGGTAGTATATAAAGCGGCTTGTATATTGCTAGGCAGTGAAGTTAAAACAGAATCTGGTAACGCTATTTCTATTAAAGATGGCCCGTCTGCTATAGATTTACGTGGTGTTTCTGGAAGCTTGTTAACGCTTTGGAGAGATATGTGTGCTAAATATGATGATTTACTTATTGGCTATCAGAGGACAAACACTCTTGTTGGTCAGGCGGTTCTTGGGCCGTATAGTCCTGGCAGTTGGTCAGTTGGCTCCCAAAATTTTTCAAACTATTTAAACTACTATTTTAGGTAACAGGAGATAAAAATGTCAGTAGCACAGAAAATTATTTCTGGTAATGAACAGCCAAATGGCGGCAGGGGTGTTGTAAGCGTTGGAGGTATGCGTGGGCTAGGTTCAAGCAGTGACCTTCTTACTCAGGTTGCCTCTACAAATATTTTACATCCTCCATTCAACCAGGAAAACATAATTGATCAATCAATAGCATCAATTAATGCAGTATTAGATACGAGATTTGATGAGATTAATTACTATTATAATAGTGGTGCTTATTAATGGCTATAACTATCCCGGCGGGTGTATTTGATCTATACAATGAAGCTATCTTGTTATTCACAAGAACCGCAACTCTTGTATATCCAGGTAAACGTGAAGACTGCCCAAATTGCAAAATGGATACTCTTGGAATAAGAAACAAGAGTGTCAGCATTTATGTTGCGGGTGGTCCTATTCCGTTTGAGCGTGGTATGCCTTGTCCTTACTGTAATGGAAGAGGATATAAAGAAATAGAGACTAGCCAAGACATTACTTTACGTATTTACTGGGATAAAAAATATTGGGTAGATGTTGGTGCGTCTATTGACGTTCCAGATATGTCTATTCAAACCATAGGCTACATGACAGACTTAACAAAAATAGAACGAGCAAATTATCTTATTCCAAAATATGACGGTATGGAAAAATTTAAAACACAAAAATTTAGGCGTCATGGCCCTTCATTTCCACAAGGCTTTAAACAAAATTCAACAAAATATGTAGTAACATTTTGGACAATGGCAAATGAATAATGTCTATATCAATTATACTCACGCAAACAGATAAAGAAATCAGCAGCTTAATACATAAAGCTTATGCTCGGGAGCTAGTTCTATTTTTTAAGAAAAAAGAACCACAGCTTATTAAGTCAATAAAAGACGTAACAAGACAGGTGCTATTGATTACTCCAGAAATAATAGAATTAAGAAATGGTATTTTACGTGCAGATTTTGGTTTAACGGTAGACCCTACTGTGTCTATTATTGAGGCTATTGTAGATAGCGTAAATGTCAAAGCCACGCCAATAAAAACTTCAAGAAATTCAATCACTGGAGGGTTTAAAATAACAATACAGCCAACGAATTATCAAAACCTATACGCTCTGGGTGTCTCCACTCAAGCTATTAAAAACGGTGTATTGCCGTGGCTCAAGTGGCTGTTAGAAGCGGGTGATACAATTTTAATTGTAGATTTTGGTGTAGAATATGGACCGTATGGAAGAACTGGGCAAGCTCACATGGTTAAGGAAACAAGACCGTTTAAAGTTAATAGTAATTATTCTGGAACCAAAGGCGATAATTTTATATCAAAAGCTTTTCAAGCTAATGAACAAAAGTTTAAAAACATTATAATAAAGGTGCTTAGCTAATGTCTGCAAACTATGGGTCATATACAAGATTAAAAAGCGTAGACAACGCTCAAGATTCTACAATCACTAATATACTTTTAGATAATTTTGTGTATTTTTACGATTGGGGATTTCTTGATCGTGGTTCATTCTATAATATAGAAATACCTCAAAGTGGCATTTATGGTGGAGACAGGCATACACTAAGAAGATCAGAAGATCCAAATTATACAGATGGTCAAGTATGGGAAGGCTATAGAAAAAATTGGGTTTGGGAAAGTGGAATAGAGGCGACCACTCAACAGCCAATTGATATATCTGGCGTATTTGTTAATTCAACATTCTATGCTACTGGCAATACAGAAAATCCTTATTACATAGACTATAGAAATGGTCGTGTTGTGTTTGATTCTGCACAAAGCACATCTGCTACTGTTAATGTTGCATTTAGTCATAAATGGGTAGAAGTTGTTCCAGCGGAAGGTGTTCCATTTTTTAGGGAGATTCAGCAAGGTTCTTTTTATACGAAATCTGGTTTTAATGTATACAACTCTGGTGGGTGGGCACAGCTTGGAGAAACAAGAATACAGCTTCCGGCACTTGCTATAGAAGTGAATCCTCCACAGTCTTTTGATGGATATCAATTAGGTGGTGGTCAATGGGTAAATAATGATGTTGTGTTTTATATCATAGCAGAAAATTACTGGGAATGCACTAATATAATGGATATTGTCCTTTATCAAAATGATAGCACTTTAAAGCTTTTTAATCCTACTTCAGTTGCTCTGTCTGGTACATTTCCTTTTAATTACAGAAATGAACTTAATGATAACGCAATACCAAGCGGCATGTACCCATCTATGGTTCAGAATTTTCCATATAGAGATTGCTGGATTAATAATTCTAAAGGCGGCAACGTTACCGAGTTAAGTCCGCAGTTATTTATTGGTACTACAAGATGTTCAACCCAAGTAAAAGCAATTTAAATCGTTTTTTGTGTATAAAAACATAGCCTTTACCAGAGGATCATTATAATAGGAGAATTTTAAAATGGCTTTTAATCAACGTATTTTCTACGCTTGCCAAGCTGTTGCTATTGCCCCACGAGGGACAGATCCAGTTGCAGCTACCCATGTTGTACATGGTGTGCAGAGCGTTGGTATGACTTCAACATTTACGCTAGAGCAGGTTTTTGAGCTTGGTCAGCTTGAAATATATGAAAATGTAGAAGAGGTTGCTGATATCGAAGTAACCCTAGAAAAGGTTATTGATGGATATAAGACTATCTATAATCTAGCCAGTGATGGCGAAGCTGCCAATAGTATTGTAACAGCGGCATCCAAGCGATGTGATGTTTATGTTGCTATTTTTGATGACACTCTAGATAACGCCACTGGCACTCCAAAATCAGTATGTATGAATTCTGGTATGGCTGTTTCTTCAGTGAGCTATAACTATTCAGTAGATGGTAATGCCACAGAGTCAGTTACTCTTGTTGGTAATGATAGGTTTTGGAATAGTGTTACTGCTGGAGTTATTGCAGACTCACCTATTAACATTTGGACTAATGACAGTGGTCAGGCCGACCTTACTGGTACTGCTGGTATAGACGGGAGCGATACTCCTCCATCTGGCGTAGTTCGTCGTGCTGATGTAGACCTTGCTAATTCAACCCTTCCTTCTGAAGTAACTTCACAGATGGGAGATGATGCCGCTGGTCTTGGTGGTGGATATCACGTTCAGAGTGTTTCAGTGAGTTGTGACTTTGGTCAGGAACTCATTCAGGAACTTGGTCGCTTTGGTCCATACACACGCTATGCTACATTCCCAGTAGAAGTTACTGCTGAGTTTGAGGTTATAGCTACTTCTGGCGATCTCGTTAGTGTATCTGGTAATGCACCTAATCTTGTCGATAGATCAATTATCATTAAGGATACCGCTGGAACAGTTATAAATCTTGGAACAAAGAATAAGCTAACTTCAGTTTCTTATACTGGTGGTGACACTGGTGGTGGAAACGCTACGGTGACCTATTCTTATTCCAATTTCAACTCACTCACAGTTGCGGATGGCGGTCAGACATAATATTGTTTATAACATGATTTCGGATTGAGGACGGACAATGGATGATGTTTATTACGAAAAGATATTATATAGAATATTACAAGGTCGTCTTAGATTAAGATTGGGCGACCTTGTTCTATTTGTAGAAGAACCAACGGCAGATATTATAGAAGAGTCTTTTGAGATATATGATAAAGCATACAAAGAAGCGTACTACAACAAAGTGCCTATAAAAGAAGAACTGTTAGATATACTAATTGATAACAATATGTGGAGTCCTCTTGACGACAAAACAGCAGAGAAAATAGAAAAAGAAATCGAAGAAATGAAGCTACAGGCTTTTGAAAAATTTTACGATACTAGATTTTTGAATTCTATTAAAATGAACCTCAGAAAAAAAGAGGAAGATCTTTACAAAACAAAAAAGAAAAAATTAGCCCTAGACCATACCTCATGTGAAGGTGTAGCGTCTTTTTCTAGATCTTTATGGGTATTAAATCATACAACTTTTTATGCCAAGAACCATAAGGCGTATGATTGGCAGCATTTAACAGTGCATAATCTTTTTGATTTATATATGTCGAAACAAATTAAATATGAATCAATAAGATACATTTCAAGAAAAGACCCCTGGAGAAGTATGTGGTCTTTAGGTAAAAAATCTTGCGGTATTTTCAATAGAGATTTAATGGACACAACAAAAGATCAACATACGTTGTGTCATTATTCAATAATGTATGATAACATATATGAGCATCCAAATTCTCCAAACGATAAAGTTATTAATGATGATGACTGTTTAGATGGTTGGATGATTAAACAAAGAAGAGAAACCGAGAAGAATAAAAAACAACAAGAAGTAGATGCTTTAACAAAGAACTCCAAAATTGCTAATTCACAAGAAGTATTTCTTATGGCTAGAGATCAAGAATCAGCAAATGAAATATATAACTTAAACAACCCACATGCTAAAAATTTAGTAAAACAAAGAGAACAACAGATTAAAAATTCTGAAGGAAGCTTGAATTTTAAGGAACTCATAGATATTAAGCAAGATATAGCAGTACAATCGCACCAGCAAGCACTACAAGGTGCTAAGACTAAAGGACGAGGAAGGAGATAAAATGGACAATGATTTTTTGAAACAGTCTTTAGACTATAAGAATGCAAGAGAAGATAGACATAGAGATGTGTCTAGAGATAAGCTTTTTAAAGCCGCAAAAAAGAAAATACAAACGACCATGATTGGAGCTTTATCTACGATTGAAGAAAATTTTGGTTTTTTGTGGGGCATGGGAATTCCAGAAGAAGAACGCTCTACAGAACACAGGAAGATTCAGGAGCTTTATGAGGAGGCTCGTGCTAAAATATTAGACAGGGGAAATACTCAAATTAGAAACTTAGAGATAGAGTTTGTGAACTATGATATAACAAGAAAGAAATATTTAATAAATTTGCCAATGGCAAACGACCAGGAAGGAGATCCAAAGAATGGACAAAACAATTAGAACAGTAGAAAGTACCGATAAAGACGGTAACAATGTTAAGGTTATCGTTAGATCGCCTACAGTAGAAGATTACAAGGATTCACAGCTAGAATATAATAAAGCTTTTCGTGACGCTTTAGATTCTGGTGCTTTGCTTCGGCAGCGTCTTACGGACTATATGCGTGAGCAGGGAATTTGGAACGATGAAAAACAAAAGAAGAGCGAAGAATATGTCTCTCGTATTCGTGCAATGGAAGACAAGCTTAAAGGAGGCGGTATAAGATTATCAGAAGCTAAAGATATTGCGTTATCTCTAAAGGAAATAAGATCAGAATTTCAACTTTTTCTTGCAGAAAAAAATTCTCTTGACTCTGCGTCAGCAGAAGGTCAGGCAGACAATGCTCGATTTAATAAGCTTGTTCGTCTTTGTGTTTTAGATCCAAATACAAATAAGCCGTTTTTTAAGCGAGAAAGCAAGAAGGCAGAAGAAGAAGCATATAGTGCTAGTCAGTCTGAGCCTTGGCTGGTAGAGGCTTCTGCCGAGTTAGCCAATATGTTATACGGTCTTGATCCAGATTACAACAATAACCTTGAAGAAAACAAGTTCCTGAAGGAATTTAGGTTTGTCAATGAAGAATATCAGTTTATTGATAAAGATGGTCATCCTACTGATTCTGATGGTAGACTGCTGAATGAAGATGGTAGATATGTGGCGTATCGTTCAGAAGAAGCTAAAAAGGCACGAGACGAATCGCAGATGTATTTTGTTAACAAGAGCGGAGATGAGGTTGTTTTAGTAACTAATGAGAATGGCGAAGAAGAGTGGGTTAAAGCGTCATTAAAAGAAAGAAAGCCATTTCTTGACGATGATGATAATCCTATTGTTAGCGAAAAAGAAGAAGAAGAAGACCCGCCAAAGAAAACCTCCAGAAAAAAGAAGACATCTACAAAAGAGGCTTAGTCTAACAGAGAAAATATCAGAGGGGGCAGTAAGCTCCCTCTGTTTTTTTGTGTATAGATAACCGTAGGACTACACTTGAAACTTAATAGTTTCTCTTATGATATGATGGAGAAAAGATGGCCGCGAGCTTCGATCTAACAGCACAGTTACAGCTACAGGCACCAAATAACACAAATGCTGTAATTGGCCAAATACGTAGACAACTGCAAGGCATCAATGTACCTGTTGCTGTACAGGCAAACGCAAGAGCACTATCTAATGTTCAAACTTCTCTTAAACAAGTCGATAAAAGTGCTAAACAGGCTTCAGACAGTGTAAGTAAACTTGGTAAAAGATTTAGCAATCTGGCTACAAAATTTGGTGCATTTGCCATTGGTACTCGTCTTATAGGCGGATTTTCATCTGCTTTAAGTAGGGCGGCTAAAGACGCTTTAAGTTTTCAAGAAGAGCTTGTTAAGATTAGCCAGATTACCGGAAGAGATGTTTCGCAGTTAAAAGATTTAAAAAACACTATCACTGGTCTGTCTACAAGTCTTGGTGTTGCGTCTAAAGATTTGTTGTTTGTTACAAAGACATTAACTCAGGCTGGTTTTAGTGCTGAAAATACACGTAAAGCATTAGATATTTTAGCTAAAACGACTTTAACGTCTTCTTTCGATGATTTAATAAATACAACAGAGGGTGCAATTGCTGTTCTTAATCAGTTTGCCAAACAAGCCCAAGAAACTGGTGATGAAATCAAATTCTTGGAAAGTACGCTTGGTGCTATTAATGCTGTTTCTAAATCTTTTGCTGTAGAATCTAATGATATTATTTCCGCTATTCGTCGTACTGGTGGTGTGTTTGCCGCTGCTGGTGGAGAAGTAGAAGAACTCATCGCATTATTTACGTCTGTCCGTGCAACGACGCGAGAAACCGCAGAAACTATTTCTGTTGGTTTACGTACTATTTTTACAAGACTACAGAGAGATGATACCGTAGATAGATTGCGGGCTTTGGGTATTGAGCTTAGAACTGTTGAAGGATTGTTTGTTGGACCTTTTGAGGCGGTGCAAAGATTAGCAAAAGGTCTTGCTGGCCTAGACCCTAGAGATTTTAGATATAGTGAAATCGTTGAAGAACTCGGTGGTATCCGTCAGATTGGTAAACTTATTCCTCTTATTCAAGCTAACGTCAAAGCACAACAAGCATTAAATGTCGCTAGACAGGGTGCAAATTCTATTAATGAAGACGCTGAAAAAACTCAAGGACTATTAGCAAGAAGAATTAGAGAAACTAGTGAATCTTTTGACGCTCTCATACGAAAAATTTCAGAGAGCGAAGGATTCAAGCAGTTGGCAGAATACGCATTAAATTTTGCTGACGCTCTTGTTAGGGTTGCTGATGCTTTAATTCCATTAATTCCATTATTTACAAATCTCATAACTCTTATTGGCACGGTTGGTGCTGCTAAATTTGCCATTCCCGCAATTGGAAAACTTGGTAGAGGTTTAGTTGGTAAAAATTCTGGCGGTAAAATACATAGATTTGCCAGAGGCGGATTTGTTCCTGGTAATGGTAACGGTGACACTGTTCCAGCTATGCTTGCTCCTGGTGAGTTTGTTATTAGAAAGAGTAGTGCCGAAAAACTTGGTGCTGACACTCTTAATGCAATGAATGAAAATAGGTTTGAAGATGGAGGTGTGTCTAAAAAACTAAGGAGCAAAACAGGCGTATCTTCCTCATTTATTTTAGCTGGACAGGGAAAACAAAGAATAGACGCAAAAGCGGTTATTAGAGCCGCTGGAGATAAAGATGGAGATAATGAATTAGATATTGGTGCGGCATTTTTGCAGCCTGTTGGAATGGATAGAAAAACTGTTGCTTCAATTGATTCAGCACCTTTTTATGAGGCTATAAAAAGGGACTTAGGTGGAAAGTCTCAAGGCGTAAGTGATGCTGGGGTTAAAAGAGCAATTGGTGATCTTGGAAGTCAAGTAAAAATAGGAATTAATTCTGGGTCTTTAGATCAAGGTATTAGCACAGCTTTTAGAGGTGGATTAAAAAATTATGTAGCTCAATTTGCACAAAACTTCGCATCAACAGAGATTCCACAATTACCATTTAATACTGGGAAATTTAACAGAGCTTATAAAAATGTTAATATTGAACAGATTGAAGGAGGAATTTTTGAAGCTGTGATCAATGGGCTTTCAGATGCTCCATTTGATAACTCAAAAATTAAAGCTAATGATAAATTTGACTTTCCTCAAGGATTGGGTGCCGCCGGTTCAATTTTTAATGTTGCTGGTAATATGATGGCAGATGCTAAAAGAACATTTAATGAAGACGCTTTAAGCTCTCTATCTAAAAAAGGAAGTCAGTATTTAGCACAAGGTTTTAGGGCGTACTTTGCTCAAAGCTTAATAAATGCTGGAGCTACTGGCGGTGATACTTTACAAGAAGCAAGAACTAAAGCCGCTGCTGGTGCTACTCAATTACCATCAAGAAGAAAAAAAGCATTAGGTGGTTTGATTCGTAAATTTGCTGAAGGTGGAGATACTGGCACAGACACCGTTCCCGCATTATTAACTCCTGGTGAGTTTGTAATAAATCGCAAAGCGGCAGAAAAAATTGGCTACGGAAAACTAGAGTCAATGAATCAAAATGGTGTTGCTAAATTTGCTTCTGGCGGCACCGTTGGAAGAAGAAGACTTGCTTCTGGAGGCAGCGGTGGCGGTGGCGGTGGAATAGATTTTAGTGCTATACAAAAACAAGCAGAGAAAACTGGAGAAGCATTGCAAAGTGCCGGTATAGCGTTTGGTCTTTTGTCAACTATTGTCTTACAAACTAGCCAAGATATGTTTGGACTGTCTGATGCACAAGCTAAAGCGGCACAACAGGCTGTTGGTGTATCGTCTGCTTTGTTAACCACAGTAGGAACTATAACTCAATTAACAGCTAGTATGGCAGCACAAAATGCCGCAACACAAGCTAATACGGCAGCAGTTGCTACCGATACAGCCGTTGAAAAAGCTAACACAACAGCAGTTGCTGCTGATACTGTAGTTGAACAAGCCAATACAGTAACTACTGGTGGTTTTGGTAGTGCTATGGGTGCTATTACTATAACGGTTGCTGCTCTTGCTGGGGTTTTTACATATTTAGCTTCCGTTGCACAACAAGAAGCAGACGCAAGAGCACAAGCTGTTAAAGACGCACTGCAAGAAAAAGGTGAACAAGGAAGCTCATCAACAACTCTAGCGTCAGAAGATCTAGAAGGCTTGAGAAAATCTTTATTAGCAAATGCTGAATCAGAAGCATATGCTTCTGCTAGAAATGCTGGCATTGCCGCTGCTGGTGCTGGTGCTGTTGCTGGAGCTTCGTATGGTGCATCTGCTGGACCACAAGCTGCGGCTGCTGGTGCTGCTATTTACGGAACAATATCTGGTTTAGCGACTTTTGGGACAGTGTTAGCAGAAGAAGGAGTTAGACTAGAAGCAGAAGCAGAAAAGACATTTCAAGCTTATAAAACAATGGCTGAAACTACCATAGCCACTGCTACGGCAATAGGAGATTTTGAAAAAGAATTTAAAGATGCTGGAAAAAATTTAGTCCCAGAAAACGCTACACCGGAACAGCGTTCTAGAATAGAATCACAAAATAGACAAGAACAAGCAGATGTTATTTCTAAATTTGCTGGCCAAAGAGATGATGCAGGCAGACAAGATGCCATAGATATACTTGGCCCAATTGCTGCAAAACTTGGAAAAAGTATTGACAGCCTAACCACAGAAGACATTACATCTGCTGGTAGTGATGGTATTTTTTCTTCTACACTTAGTGAAGGAGAGGTTGGTGCTGCTACTATTGCTTTAAATAAAATGGAGCAAGAAGCTAAATTAAATGCTTCTGTAATAGAAAAAGTTAATAGTGCTCTACAGGAATCTGCCGCAGCAGAACTAAACGGAACAAAAAGTTTTGAACAGTTAATTAATGGGAATACAGCTTTTGCTAAAAATTTAAGAGAAACAGAATCAGCACTTAAAGCCGAAAGAGACGCAAAATTAGCAAACATTGATGCTCAATTAAAAGCTATACCAGTTACCGATCAAGGAGCTGAAGCAAATGAAGAAAATCAGAAAAAAGAACAAGATCTATTAAAACAAAGAGCGAATATTGAACAACAAACATCAGATCAAATAAATTCTACTAGAGAACAATATAAACAGCTTAATGAAGCCGCTGCTGAAAACAGACAAAAGGCCGAGGAAGAAGCTGCTGCTAGGGCGGCTGTATTGGCAGAATTGAAGGCAATGCGTGAATTTACAAATACAATGAAAGCCGCTAGCAATGCTATGGCTGTAATGGCACAAAAAGCAGACAATCTTGGTAATATGTTTGGTAGTGGTGCATTGGACTTTACTCAAATCACACCAGAAGATTTTGGTGATTTTTCTAGTGTTAATGCTGCCCAAAGAGGTGCAGATGCACAAAGACTTGGTAGAAATCTTGGTCCTGCGGGTGCTCAACTAGCAGATAGTATTGGAGAAACAGCGAGTCAAATTGAATTTGCTCAACAGGCACTAGAAGGATACAGGCTTCCAACAGAAGGAGCCGTGAATCCAAATCAAATTTTATCTGATCTTGGGTTTGATAATTTGAATCTTTCTGAAGGTATGAGACAAACACTTGAAACTAATTTAGCAAAAGCAGCGAGCGAAGCTGGTGGACAGCCGTTAAGCATGGAGGCTGTAAATCAAATTATTGGAGATTTAATTCAACAGGGCACTAATGAAACAGATGCATTAGCAATGTTGAATGAATTAAGAAATAAAGAAATTGGTATCTATAGAAAGTATGGAGAACAAATACAGGCGGCACAAGGTCGTGTTGTAGACGCCTTTAATACATTAGTAGACACACAAGTACGTAATGCAAAATTCCTAGCTAAAATTGGAGTTAGAGGAGAAGTAACTAGACAGGAAAAGAGACAGGCAGAAACAAATAAAGCCCAATTCGCACTCAACCTTGCTGGCACTGGAACTCGTGCTGGAGATGTAGCTGGAAATGCCGCTGCTTTAGCGAAGGCACAACAGGATAAACAAACTACTGCTATGCTTTCTGAAGCTGGGTTAATTGATACAGCGGCAGCAGAACAAGCACAACAGCAACAAAATGCAACCATAGCAGCAACCACGGCAGAACTAAAGAGACTTGCTGATCAATCTGGGGCTTTAGCTGACATTGAAGCTGATTACCAAAAGGCTGTAGAAAAAAGAACTAAGCTTCAAAAAATTGGAGAGGACTTTGTGTTTGGCGGTCAGTCTCAAAGAGAGCAAATTAATATGGGTTTCCAGGGTGCTGCAATGGCCGCTTCTACCGGAACAGTACAAAATCAAACAGAAGAACAAAGAGCAGCAACACTCTCTATGTTAGATAGGCTTTCTGATGTTGAGATTGGTGGTACTGGTAAAACTGGTGCTCAGATTAAACAACAAGTTACTATTAATGATCTGCAAAGAATGGGCATGTCTAGAGAGCAGGCAGAAGCACTATATAGAGCATCAGAAGAGGAAAAAAGATTGCAAGAAGAAGCCGTTGCTATTACACGGCAAAGCGAACAAGCGGCAGCAGCATTATTCGAGCGTCAAATTCAAGATTATGATGAAACTAAAAAAATCCAAGAAGATCAATTGCAAGAACTTAGAAATATTAACGCAAGCGTTCAGGCTAGTTTTCCTGGTGCCCGACAAGGAAATCAAGGCAGAGGTAGACCACAGTTCAATGCATTAGGTGGAACCATATTTAACCGCCGTGGGTCAGATACTGTGCCAGCTATGCTAACTCCTGGTGAATTTGTTATGTCTAAGCCAGCCGTTAATAGGATTGGCATACCAACATTAACTGCTATGAACAATGGAGGTAGACAAGCTTCTATTGCTGGAGGCGTAACTTATGCTGCCTATGGTGGAGAAGTTGGGTCAAATGGCGGTATGAATTTTGATAATATGATATCGGCAATGAATAATTTATCTGCTAAACTAGATGGGCTTGCCAACATAACTCTTAATCATAATCATACAGTAGATGTTAAAGGTTTGATTTCTTTAGGCGGATTAAACATAGACACAATTGTTCAAGGAATTAGTCAATCAATTGGGAATTTAGTTACACAAGAAGTCTCTAGACAGCTACAGGGGAACAAGACAGATTTCCAAGCTGGAACATAAGGACAGGAACATATGGTACAAGATTATTTCAAGTATGATAAAATACAAGGCGGTGCTCCGCTTTCCATAAAGACAGACGTTAACACTAAAGCCATGCCTTTAGGTATTAGAAGCAGAGCAGAGGGCATTAAACATTTTACTAATTGGGATAATATAGCTAATTCCATAGATGCTAAAAGCACACTGCGTTTTGAAGATAGTCAACCTAATAAATTATTTTATAAAACAAACCGAACAGTAGCAAATAGCTATAACCAGCTAATAACGGATGATGGAATTAATCCCTGGACACCTAAACCTACTGCTGCTCCCGCCGGTCAAGAAACAGAGTTTACTGATGAATGGTCTGTAGAAGACATCAAGATACTAGACGACATAGCAGTAGTGTCTTATCCAGATTATACAGATATACAACGAACAGAAGTAGGTTTTAATGTGCAATTAGTGCAACCAACTTCTCGCACAGTAGTAGGAACCTATTCAGAAGAAAATACTACATTTTCTTATTATGGAGGGCTATGTTTTTATACAGATGAATTGCCTTTAATGCATGAAATTTTTGGAAAAGGAAGTGGTTATGGCACAGCATATGCTCATGCGACTACTAACAACTTAGAAACAGATGACCCAGAATCTGCATATCAAATACATTGTGATAATAAATTTTACAATTTTGAAAATACTATTTTAAGGGTTAATATATCAGACGACAGTATTACTGGCCAGCCTGGAAGAGTGCTTTACTTCTTATACGGTGGTGCTTCGCCATGTAATATGCCAGACCAACAAGGCGGTGGAGATTTTGCTTTTGATGATTTTAGGTTTAGTAGATTATCGAATACACAGTATTCAACAATAAACGAGTTTGCCGATTATGCATATAGTTGGCATCAGTTTGAAGATGGTGATTTTGCTGGATATTTTTATCTTATCACAGAAAGTCGTGGGTCAGATACTACAGAACGATCTCCATCTGGTAATACTCATATTCAACTGTTTGTTAATAATAATGTTTTAACTGAAGCATGGGGCAATTATACAATAAAATATACGTATTCAAGTGTTGGTGACACAACAATCACTTATGGATATGTTCCATGTGGAAACACTAGTCAAGCAACTTTTATTAAGTTTACTCCTGTGAGGAGATGCGGAAAGGTTGAGCTTTATACCAAAAAATCTGGAATTATTACTGCCGCTGTTGACAACAGGATTACTTCGCCTGGACATACGTTGGCAACTAACGATATTATCAAAATTACTTCTGCTTTGTGGGATGGCACACAGTCGAATGAAGGTGATCGGCACCCCTTAAATGGAAATAAGTTTGTAAAAGTTATTGATAGTGACACAATAGATCTTTATGACGATCAATATTTTGGCGATCCTGTTTCTACTGCAAAATTAAAATCAACAGACGGTATAGCTTGGGTTTGTGTTGGAAGTTCTAACTCTAATGAGGCACAGTCTTGGAAATATAATCAGACCCTACTTTCTCCAACGGGAAGAAATGGATATAGTAGCGGTGCAACAAATACCTTTAGTACAACAACAAGATATGGTCAGGCATATTTGTCTGGAGAAAACTCGCAAATTGATATAGATAATAATTCTTTGTATCTTGATTTTTCTGTATTTAATGACTACATAAGTAGTGATGATCCTCTTTACGAAAATAATCATTGGGGCTTTTTAAGATCTTATGACGGTGCTTTATTGCAATCTAACGCTACTAGATTTGGTAATATTATAAAAGATTTTTTAGACAATACTCCTGTGAAAAACTTAGGCGTTTCTGCTTTAGATACTTTTAATAAAGGCCCGCAGGATTTTTATCCTTTTAATGCAAATAATTTTAATGACACGAATAGTCCTGTCTATAATGGCACTAGATTTGGTGCTGGTATAGACATTAAATATTCTCATGATTCTGGCACAAGTAAAGTTTATACTCTTGCTATCAGTGAGCCTGGGTCAGACGTTTCTGTAGATATGTTTGGGCTAGCTGATTCAACAGAATATTCTCAGGATGGAAGCATTCCACATTGGCTGTATACCGAAGAAACACTTGGCTTTCGCTCTATTGGTAACGTATTTAGAAAAAGACTTTTTCCTTATTATATGCCATATGGCAAGGTGCATGTGTTTAGTGTTACGGTAGATAGATATGGCCGTATTTCAAATGTTTCACATCAAAATACAGTGTTTGGAGATGGTTCTTCGTTAAACAATAATGCTGGAAACGAGGAGCATCCGTGGGCAACATTTATGGACGATTTGGTAAGGAGCTATAACTATACTGGCGTAGATAGCAACACAGGAAGAAGACAAGCTCAGTCTTGGTCTTATAATGATGCTATAGACACAACATACACTTCTGCTACTAACGGGTCAAAAGCTTCGTTTATCAAGATGGAAACCATAGCTCCATTTTTTGAGGTTCTTCCAAATAATACTAGTCTTTATTGGGATCGTGCTGGTATTGCGAATTGGTTTGGTCCTGATGAGTATGATTACTTTACTAACGAAAATTTTATATCCGGCGATAAAATTCGTTCAATATCAGTAACCAGAAACTACGCAAACATAAATGGCACTAGTATTTTGTCTAGTAGATTTGGCAACAATACTGGCACCGCATGTATAGATAGGTTCAATGATTCAGAAACCCTTACTGGCTCACAATTTTATGTAATGCCGTGGGTAGATAGTTTTGGTAAAAGTATTGCCATTAGCAATACTAATACTAGCGGAGAAATTTCTATTTTTGGATCTGCTAGCGTGAGATCTAATATTGATTACAGGACAGTTTCTAGAGATAGAAGCGGTATTTCTGGTGCTTATGGTGACGTTGCTATGCGTCCAGTATATGCTGATAATGCTGGAGTAGATGTGGATGAGGATGACCATATTAGTCAAGTTGGTCAAATTTCTTGCGTGGTTGTAGATAAAGACTCTTCTTACAATGCAGTTCAGGTTGTAGAAATTAATGATGGTGGATCTGTTGATTCTAGTACTACGCCAGTTGATGCTGGGGAGGTTATTACTAGAATAAATTCTGAGTCTAACCCATTAACCATAAAACTTTTAAGGACAGCCACCTCTCTAGGCATTAATGACAAAGACACAACTGTTCGTGGCTTTAGACAATCTGCTCCTTCATTAGTCTTTGAGGATAATCATCTTATATGGGCTGATAATATTCTTGCATCAAGAAAAACATATCTTAATATGTTTGATGTAGACTATAGCAATAATTCTTTTACTAGATCTTCTAGAATAGATAATAATTTTGAGGATCAGATAACTACTGCTGTAGCTGGTAATGGTTTTGGTAATTATCTAAGTTACAATAATGGGATCTTATTGACAAACGCTTTAACATCTACTAATGATGCAAATCAGAATATTAGTTCCTATGTAAATATTGATAAATACGATGCGTTGTTTGTGATTCGTGCTGATGACAACGGTTTATTTAATTTACAAAAATTAACACCGACATTTTCATCGCTGAATGAAAGATACACGTCTAAGCTATTGATAGATTATAGTGATCAATTATTAGAGATAAACAATACTACATATGATAATAATAGATATCGTTCTCACACTTGGAATATGAGACTTGCTGGCAAATACGATGTGGCTTCAGGAAAAATTATTCTTAAAGACCCTATAGAATATGTTCTTTTTGGCAAAGACAATTCTTATAAAGGCACAACAATTCAGCCTGTTTCTTACCCCAAGACTATTAATCCATATTTTGGATATACGGAAATATTTCAAGACGATACAGTATATTATGACTATAATTTAAGCACAAATAATGTTCGTGCAAGAGATGCCGCTTTATGGTCTGTTGATGGTTTAAACGACTTGACTAATACATATAACATAACAAGAACTCCTGTCTTCTTTTTAAGTTTACCAAATCAGTCCGTAGATTCGTATGGCAATCTTACTATTTCATTTACCAAAGAATCTATTGGTAGAACTTTGGCTTCTTATTGGAATTTAGATTCTTTTGCATACACTAATATTCAAGATAATACCGCTTCATTAGTGCCAAAGTTAATATTTTATAAAAAAGACCCGAGAACTATGATAGTTCCCAATGGGCCGTGCTGGACTGATACTAATACTTCTGGTGCAGCTTCTTACACAGATGGCATGTATGATTATACTTGGTCTACGTTTAGTACCGCCGATGCACAGAAAATGCAGTCTGTAGCAACGCCCCCTCTTTTTAGAGGTGGGGCAAACGACTTGTTTCATTACTATAGCCACCCGCGAACAGTACCAGCATTATTAGACTCAGAGGTAAATGCAACTTATGATTATACATATGCTAGAACTTATTTTAATGGTGAAAAAAATCTTGGCGAATTTTTTGACCTAACATACAATCAGCTAGGAAACACAAACAAGGGTGTAATTACATGGTTCGCAAATGATGTTAGAGACTATTATTCTAGAGTAAATGGCATTTCTACTGAGATAGCGGATCAGTATGGTCAAATATTTCCAAACTATACTAATAATGGTAATGTTTATTCTTTTACTATTCCTTTTTCTGTTTGGAGTAAATATGTTGTTGATAATAATCTAATAAAATCTGCTTCTGATAATCGCCCTATATTTAATGACTCTACAAGAATCAAACATGGAAACAACGGTAATTCCATAGAGCCAAGTAACGGCACATGGGACTATACATATGATGATGTAAATAGGTCTTCTTATTCTGCATCCCATATAAACTCTAATATAAGCTTGATACTTGGTTTTGTTTTTACTCGCAATAATGATATTACGCCAGAAGGCATAGAAAGCCTCGATACATCAAATACATCTTATGTTATGAGGCAAATGTTTGATGTTACAAGAGGTAGATTAAGATGGGATAATAGGTATTCTTATACTAGCCTGTTTGGTAAAACCGTAGTGTCCGATAGCTCTAAAAATTTTAGTGATAGAAGCGAAGTAAATAATATTGATTTTGATACAACCATGCTTAATATGTCATTTAAATTAAGAGTGACAACATCATCCAAAAAGAGATATAATGCAAAGTTTCACAAGATTGCTTATTATGAATATAATCAAGAAGCGTACAGCGACACACAGAGGCATCTTTTAGAAACTAACACCTCTGACTTAGAGAGATACGCTTTTGGCAAATATTCATTTACTCCATTGCCTGTTGGTGCGACAAGAAATACAAACGTGAATAACAATAGTGTACAATCTGTCTCAAAAAACCCTATTATTAGACTTGGTAAATCTAATGATAGCACTGAGATATCATCTGGCAATAGTGGGACATTTTCAAAATCTATTCAGGTATTAACCTCAGATAGTGTAGGTGGTACTAATTCTATTGATACGTCTTTTTATGCATATAACGACGCTATACATAACAGTCTTTTGCCTTCTGGGTATTCTTTAGAAACAGCTTATTTTTCTAATAGGGCCATGCTTGGGGGTTTTGATATCGAAGAACCAGAAGCTTTATCTTTGCATATTTCTGCTATTGAGCCAGCGAAAGAATTTATTCCACTATACATTAAGTTTCAGCAGGCATCTGGAGAGTTGCCACTTGCTATGCCAGTGTATGGCGTTGAGACAAATGATACATCTCTTGTGGTAAAGGCTGATAATAAAGTGGCTCAAGTTGCAGATCTTTCCGTAGCAGGGGTTGTTGGACTTAATGGTAATACAACTTTATATGTAAGAAATGATTTCATTACTCCAGACACTAAAAATATGCCTCTTAATCTATATGGAACTATTAATCCAGAGACAAGAGCTGGAGCTTATCTACATATTGGCAAAGAGGTTTTCAATAATAATAGTGCTCCATTATATATTCAAAGTGTTTATGTTACTCCAGGTTATACATTAGATAGCTCTATTTCTACTTTAGCTATTTCAGGTCTTCCTCCAAATGGTGCTAAAAGAATTGGCACAGGTGGAAATCTTCATATTACTGGACCAGACAGATATGTAATGAATAGCGGGGTTTCGTTGTTTATAACAACCCCAATTCCGCCGATTGGTACTGGCGGTGGATATCTTGGTTCCGGTCTTACAACGCTTTTTATTGATTCTAATAATGATGCAGGATATGGGATTCCAAGCGAAAAAAATATTAGCACATTTATTGAAGGCGTGGTTGGAGTAACTGGAGCTATGCCTTTATATATTGAAAGAGCTTTTGCAAATGGCATCTCTTTAGCTATCAAGAATCAAAATCCTACTGGCGTTATGCCGATTGCTATTAGTGGGGCTTTTATTGCTTCTGGAGACATGTCGTTAACGATTACACCTCCAACAGCAAAAGATATATCTTTGTTTACTAGAGGATACATAGAATAATGGCTATTACTTTTACATCATATGATACAGGAATTAGGTTTTTGATTGGTGGTCAAAGCGTGACCACTGGTACTGATGATGGTAATATTGGTACAATGCCTACATTTTCTATCACTAGGAATGAAACACTATTAGCAGACGGAACATATGTTGGTAGCGTGTTCGATATTAACATTACCGGAACAGCTAGAACAGTTGGCAATCTAGATATTTCCACTAAAGGTGCTAGTCAAACAGCTATTCAAGAGTTAGCTCTTAAAGATTTGCAATTCAATAAGGCTGCTCAAATGTTTGGCAACGGCAAGCTAGAGATTTCTCCATATGGAGGTATGCCAAACACAATATCATTTGATGATGCTAGAATTATAAATATTGAAATACCAGAACAAGACGAAAATAGTTCTGGGACTCAATATCTCCAATATACTTTTAATTTTCAGGCTACGGTAGATAGTAGTGTTACAAATAATAGCAATTGGGGACTAAATGTTGTTGGCCCAACATATAAACTAAAAACAGCTTCAGAAAACTGGGACTTAGCTGAGTCTCAAGAATTTTCTTATGCTAATGGCGTTATTTCAAACGAAGACAACAAATATAAGACATACACCCTTACTCATACTATATCGGCACAAGGCATTAGAAAATATAGTGGAACACAGCTAGATCCTGATAATGGCCATGCATGGAGACAGGCTGCTGGATGGGTTAAGTCTAGATTAGATGTTTCTAGCGACCCAAGCACAACAATTAATGAAGACTTGATGGGGAACGATAGTGCGGAAATTAAAGCTAAATTCAATGCTTTTTACATGAACAAGAGTGGCGTTACCGCGATTAAAAATCTTAGCAGCGACGGATATGTTGCTAAAAACAAAACACGAACAATTAATAGTGATATCTCTAATGGTAGTTATTCTATAACCGACGCATGGCTTGTCACCCAAGGAAATATTAATGCGACACATACTATTGAGGTTTCGATTGATAACTCAATTTCAGACGAAAAGATTACTATCACAGCCAATGGAACAGTTAATGGCTTATCTACAGTAGATGTTGACGATCAAAATACCGACAAATACACCAATGCATTAACAGAATATAATAAGTTTTTTACTAGTGCTAGCTCATTAAATCAGACACAGATGGGTCTTGTTGCTTCTCAGTCATATTCTAAGTTTAGTGCCGTTGGTCAAAAGACAGGACGGCCTTTAACAGCTCAATCCATATCAGAAAGCCACGATAAAGTTAATGGCACAATTAGTTGGAACGTATCATTTTCAGATCAATACATTGGATATGAAGGTGCATCGTCTCAGAAAATTACTTATTCTTATACTAATGATCATTATTTAAGGAATCTTACTCAAAAACCTTCTGTAATTGAAGTAATAAGCAATGGACCTTTGATATATACTCCTGGCACTACAGATGAAAAAACTATGACCGTGAGTGTAGATTTAACTATGACAAGAGACTATCGAAATGCAGTACCAAATGGTATATCTTTGGTTGATACTTCTACTGTTGTAAGTCAGTACTTTGGACCGATAGAAACAAACAGATCAGAAAGTTGGAACCCGACTACTGGTGTGTATAATCTATCAGTGACATATACATACGCTTAAAGGATTTAGGACATGGCAATAACATTTACTTCTCATAACCCCGATGCCGCTGGAGAGCTAGTAATTGGCGGCGTAGATTCTTCTGGTCAATTAGGGGGATATGGTCCATTTCCAACATATTCTATCTCTAGAGAAGAGATATATTCTGGAGATGACACGTATCTAAATACTAGATATACAATTAGTATAAATGGTTCTGCAACAATAAAACCAGCAGATAGTGCGAACGCGATGATCAAAGGACAAAGGCAGTCTCGTGTTCAAGGTGAAGCAATTATTAAATTACAGTTTAATAGAGACACATTTCCTATGGTTGGCAATGGAACCTTATCTATAGAGTCTTATGATGGCGGCTCTAATATTGAGTTTAAAGATGCTAGATTAACATCTGTATCTACTCCTAATGGAGAGTTAACGTCAAGCGTAAACTATCAGCAATATTCATTTACGTTTGAGGCTTATAATATTAATGATCATGGTTTGCCAACTTATATTTTAGACTCTGTAGAAGAATCTTGGAATTTGTCTGTAAATGACGGCCAATTTGCTTTTAGTGGCAGCGATATTAAACAATTGCCTTTAAAAACTTTTACATTAACGCATACATTATCTGCCACAGGTAAACAAAAACCAGGGTCTACTGAAGCAGAAGCATGGAGACAGGCGGCTCAATGGGTTCAATCTAGGCTAGTGAATTATCCTACGACAAACGCTGTTACAAGTCACGTAAATAACGCAGCAGACGGTCCTGAATTTGTTCCTTTTTATATGAATTCTGAATCTAATAAGGACGATCTAAAATTAAATGCTGAAACTAAAAATGGAATAGTATGGCGTACTTATAATCCCAATAGGGCACCTAGCATCAGTATTTCTGATGGAACATACTCTGTTACTGATACATGGGTTGTTGCCCCAATAAACTCAAAAGCTTTACATACTTTAAACGCAGAAGTTAATGCAGATTTTAACGCTACTTCGACTGTTGTTTCAGTCAATGGCCAGATCCAAGGTCTTAATAGTTACTTATTAAACAGCGGAAATGACAATAAAAATAACGCCTATGAAAATGCTTTGGCGGAATATAATATTATGAAGGATTACATATATCCTGCCGCTTTAAATACTTTTAATAATCTTCAAGATTTAGTTGACGATAAGACATATCCTTTGCGACCAAACCCTATTTCTAGGAGCGTGGGCGATAATAAGACTGCCGGATTGATAACATGGAGTGAGACTTATAATAATGATCAAATTATTGGGAATTCAGATTGTATTATGTCGCAGCAGATTTCTTTGAATTATTCTAACAGACAACAAAACGTTGCAAAAATAGCAATTATTCCCGTTATAGGCAAATCAGATGGACCCATATTTCAAACATTTAATACAGAAGTAATCAGGAATTTATCTTTGACAATAGATGTTGTTGTAAAGCCAGGAAATTGTAGAAATCTATCTAGCGTGTCTCAAATTGTAGATTCTATAGCGGCAATTTATAAGCCAGAAAATTCATATGTCTCTAGTAGAAGTTCTAATTATGATCCAGCGGCGGGTTCATACAGTCTTTCATTGGAGTGGCAATATAAATGAGTGTAACATTTTTCAACGCATATATTCAGAACATAAGTGTGAGCCTGTCGTGGGGAAGCGGTGCCTCATGTCAATTGTCTTTAGTTGAAGATCCAGACAACGGATACGAACTAAATGCTCCTCCTATTGGCTCTCCTGTTGGTTTAAATATTGGTCAATTTTATTTTGGTGGTATTTACCAGCGTGGATCATACAAAGAATCTGTAGGCGGTAGAACCTTTGAGGTTGTGATTGAGGCACCGAATAAATATTTGGATGGCATACAAATTATATTGTCAGATTTTAACGGACAACTTTATAACGATGCAACAAAATACAGCCCAGGAACAGGTCCAACTTTTCTAGGTTCGACATTGGCAAACGTATGGAATCCGTTCGCTCATAGAGAAAACTATAAATATGGCGGCATTTATGGTGGATCAAACATTAATAGTAATGGATTTCCTGTTCTTGATGCACTTCAATTAATTGAATTAATTTCTCGTGGAGAATCTATCTTTGGTGGCCCTGCTACATTTGGAGGATTTTTATACTATGTTAATTTAGGTTCTTTAATTGGTGCTTTGAGCGGTTCAAATTATAGACTACAAGGGCCAGTGCAAAATTTAACTTCTATCATTGATGAGTGTGCTGAATTAGCTGGCTTAGAATATTATTCTGAGGTTCAAGGTGATGGTCTTGATAGTCAAAATGTTATAATTAACCCTTATTTAAATATAAGAACTATATCTCGTGGATATCAACCAAATCCTGGTGCTGTCACAGAATTAATTAACAACGCAGACAGTCAGGGAAATTTAATATCTAGGAACGTAGGTCATGAATGGTCTGTTCCTACTACTCAAAAACTAGTTCTTGGCGGTAAAGGCAGCCGACTGCTGATTCAGGGCGTCGAGACTACTGTCCCTGTTTGGGGTAAACAGCAAAACAATATGTTTGTATATTCTCCTGATCCAACTTTAAATGTATATCAAACGCCTGGATATACGGTTCCTGTGTATTTAGATAAGTTTGATACTTCTCAGATATATTTTGCTTCAATTTTTGAGTTAAGAATGGCAAGTGGGAGCAGAGAAACATGGGAAAGCTGGAAGACTTTTGAAACTTTATTTGGCGTAGAAAGAAATGGCTACAATAATTTTGCTTCTGCTCCGTGGTATGGTAAAATAAAAATATCAACAGAGTATTTAGCCAAGATACTAAATCAGCCTACATTTCAATCTGTTTCTGCTGATTGGGAGCAGACCGGATGGGATTACATAACAAAAAGAATTAGCGGTGCTTTAAATGAACAATCCGACAAAATATGGTCAGCGGTTAATGAAGTAGCAAGTAACTTTTATGGTCAATCCTTTTTAATGCAAATTAAGACATATGAACCTGGAGGTATTTCTAATAATTTAAAATGGATACAAGATGATGTTCAAGTTGAACATGCTTGGGAGATAGCTGATTCTGCCTGGGTAGAAACCCCATTATTTGCAGATTTAAATTTTTATGACGGAGAAGGAAGAACTAAGGGTGGATGTGCATGGCCCTCTAATCCTAATATGGATTTTAGTTCCCTTGGTAGTGATTGGGCATTTACTCTTGATGGGGGAATTGCTACTTTTAAAGGAGGACCAGAAAAAGATATTTATTGGATAGATAATCTACCATATGTTATTGTTAACAGCGGTGGACAAGTAAAATATTATGATGCATTGACAACTCCCGATTTTGGTTTGAGTGTCATGTTTTGGATGTTTACTGGAATATGGTTAAATCCAGCAATATATTTAAGTGGGGCGGCTGGTCAAAATGTTCAAATTGCCATTCCTCCAGCAGTAGTTCCTCCAACAAGCTTTGGTGTTCCGCAAGAAAGTAATAGATATGTTTGGGGTCCGTGGTACGCATGGCGTGGTGGAAACCCTGGTAAAACAGATGTTGTGTTTGATGAGAGCTTGAGGCCAGAAGTTTTTGGTTCTTCTGCCCTTTTAGATCAAGCCGCTTTTTCTAAGGCCGCTACTGGTTTAGCACAGGCGTCAATAAATGAAACCGGCAGTGTAGAATTGGCAGGATTACCTGACTACAATCTAGCAAATCAATTTGGTGGTGGCGGCCCATATATTAATGGAATGAATATTAGTATTGGTGTTGGTGGAATTACGACAACCTACCAATTTCAAAATTGGACGCCCAAATTTGGTCAGTTGTCTCAAACAAACATAGAAAGAATCAAGCAAGTTAGAAAAGGTATGTTAGCATTTGCACAAAATAAACGCTCTCAAATAGTAAGAAAGCCTTTACCGCAAATTCAACAAAGGTCTAGATTTGATGAGCTAACGGAAAAATATTCAAGAATTAGCACAACTATGGTTAGCGTTGGGTTTGGTGCTTCTATAGACGCCAATCTTTTACAGGGACAGACTCCTGGTAATTTACCTTCTAGAACTAATCAGCCACCGCCACAGTAAGGACTAAAATATGGCTAATAAAAGAGTAGAATCTGGCATGGGAAAAGCTGATGATATTACAGCGTCAGCTTATAGAAATTTTAATAATTCTTCTACATGTTCTTTTGAGCAAATTTTTACACCAATATTTACAGAAAAAAACAAAAGTTCCTCAACTCCAACTCCAGGGTTTCGCGTACCGTCTACTGAAAGTGCTGCAAACAATACTCCTGCTGGAGGTGGAGACGCTTGGCCTTATGGAAATAACAATGCAGGAAATTGTGGCCCTACCGTTCAAGAATTAGACCCATATTTTCCTAATATTTTTGGGCAGCCTAATACAGGTTATTTAATTGAAAACTGTGACTATGTAAATGTATTTGCTCAACCTGGAGAAGATTTTAATTTACAAAAGAATAATAAAAGGAATGAAATAGAAAATGTACGTACTGTTGGTTTTAGGTCGCCAATGATGTTATCTGGGTGGGGTTTTGATATGGCAAAGTTGCCAGTTCCTTATACATCTTCAGATCCTAATAATTTTGATCCAGAGCTTGTAAGAGATAGAACGCTATGGAAAAGCGGACCTCTTCATGTGCCGTGGGATGAAGAAAGACAAGTATGGAATGCCGCCGGTCCTGATATAATCGTTGGAATTCTACCAGAAGGAGAAGGTATTACAGCACCATCAACACCAACAGAATTTACAGCTTTTAATATTAAGTGTTTCTTTTTTGACAGAGAAAATATTATAGTTAGAAGCGGACACGCATCAGGTATGCAGATATCCAGCAATAGATGGCTACAAGTTATAAATAGAGATCCCAGCTTATCTGTTCCAGCGTCTCACACAGAAGACATACTAGTAATAGCAATAAGAGTTAATTATGAGTTTTTACCAATATATGTTGGTTGTCCAGATTAAGGATTTATGACATGGGAAGAAAATGTTTATGTTGTGGTTTAAGTAATTGTGAGGGAAAGACATATACCTTGTGGAAAGGAAGATTAGATTCTGTTTGTAATGAAGGTTCATCTGGAGGGCAGGGTCTTCAAGAAGACATCTATCTATATCCAGAGAGAGAAGGCTACATATGTTTGTCATATGATGCTCAAAGTATACCAGATAGATTCATGGTGTATGTTGGGGGACAGCAAGTTGTTGATACTGGTCTTGTATCAGGTGTGGGCAGTGTAAGTTTTTTCAAACCACAAGGAGTCACTGAAGTAAAGGTTATTGTTGAAGCCCCATTAACAGGTACAGCATGGATATATACTTTATCTTGTTTAGAAATTATTGAAACAGGGACAGGATCAACAGATATAACTTTTTTTGCTGGCACTAGAAAAGGATGCATAGACATCCTTCCATGTCTTTCTGTGAGTAGCGACACATGCAGCGGGGCTAATGAATTGCTGCCACTTCAGTTTATTTTTCGTGATTGCGATAATTTAGATAAACAACCTTTTGCGACTGTAAATTGGACAATTGACCCTAATTACATCTATCATACAACATGTACTAAATTCGATGGCGATGTTAATAATCCAAAAAATTATTTTACAATATATAAACCAACTAATATATCAAAGGTATGCGTAACTGCCACATATCCAAAAGGTCCATATGAGATAGAGACAAGTATTGATTGCCCTAGAACATGTACAGATGACGATCCACCACCTCCTCCTCCTCCAGGTGATGATGATGATGATAGCCGCGACCCTAACCAGCCTCCTGACGGTGGTCCTGGCATACCTTGGAATCCAGATGATCCTGGTCAAGGTGGAAACGTTGATAATGGCGGCGGTTTTGCTCCACCAGGAGGACGAAACGGTGGGTGGCCACCAAGAAATAATGGAGATTTTCGCCGTGGCTGGTGGGGAAATAACGGCACATGTTTTGTTAATGATTACAATAATAGCGATGAGCCTTTGTCTTATTTAGCTTCGATTAGAACAGATACTTTTTTTACAAAAGAGCCACAGTGGATATTATTTGATCTAAACCGTGTTGCGGTAATTAATGACGCAGAAGCAAGATTTATAATAAAAATTTGTTTCAATCCAAACGCCGAAGAGAAGCCTATATCACGAAAAATAGTTATTGAGGGTTTTGATCAAAATATGCAGAATGCACAAGAATTAGCGAGAAGAGACATCACTAACTTTAATCAAGTAGAAATATGTGAATGTGGAACTTTCACTAAGCCAGAAGGCATAGTTAATATTTTTGTGTGGATATGGGAAGAGAATCCAGACGAAATTTCAGAACCCTTGGATATTTTGATTAGTAGAGAATTAGAGCCAGATACATACTGGCAACAGACATATCATGAAGTAGTATGGCACAACAAAGGAACGCAGGCCGGTGTAGTTAATTTTTATGCCTCTGTACATGCAGTGCCAGATGCTTTTTGCGAATGTCAAGGCGATTTTGATAATAATCCAATTACTTCAGAAGACAGTGCTGCTAGGGCTAGGTTTATAGTAGAAGATGTTAATAATGGCAATGTGTATTTAGATTTTGAATTATCTTCAGATACAGATGATCCAAATTTTCCTGCTGGCTGCTCTGATCTTAACTCTAATAATAGCTTTAATGAAACACTAATAGAATTTTTTAAAGAATTTGACGTTAGGTCTATTAAGGTAACAGTTAAATACACAAGAAATACTATATTCAGATATGTGTTGGGGTGCCCTAGAGATATGTGCTTGCAGCATTGTCCAGATTATCAAGGATTGCCGGAATCAATAAAGGTTACTATAGAAGGTAGTGATTATAATATGGTTCTTGGTCCATTGGGTCAGCAATTAACTGCAACTTTCTTTCGGGTTGGAGGACCGCCGTTTATAACATGGACAGAAGTAGGTAGACCCACTGATCCATTTACGGATCAAATAGTATTGGGTTCAATACAATATTATGCGACAGTATATTTTCCTGGTGGCTCTTGGAATGGGGAGCATGTACTTACTTTGAATGATTCAAAAACAGCATATGAAAGTAATTTAGCTGGTCCTCCTTTTTGTGATGCTACCGATATAGTGAATGGAGAGTCCAAAGGATCTAAAATGTCTTTAATGCTTGCTAATGGTTTTAGCTGTAGCCTGTTTCTTGAAAACATAAAAGTGTTTTATAGATGGGGCAAAACAAATAATGACATGCAGTGCGAAGTTGATATTAACCCCTGTGCTGGATATGTTTTAGCTCACTCTAGTCATGGTGACTCTTGGGCAATATCTTGTGACCAATTGTATAAAGGTCAAGAGGTTAATGTTTCATGGAATCTATTAGGTGCTAATAGGCAGAGTATCTTAGACAATAATCTTTTTGTGAGTACTCTTGGCATAGGTCATAGAGCGTTTGATCCTCCTTTATTTCTTTATGATGGAAGGACTGACAATTCTTATCCATGCTTGGAAAATAATGTAACGAGTGCAACATGCGGCGTGGGTCCAAGTCAATATCAGCCTCGTTATGGATGGGAGTGGCCCTACGCATATCGGCGGCATTATGGTTGCATGAGAGGATGTGATAACCTATTCAATGACACATACGATAGATTTAAAACTGTGTGTTCAGGATTTAAAGAAAATTTTGATGTTGACAACTGGATTAACAGATGTCATTTAGGCAACGATGATTGGAATTATAATGATCCAAAAACTGTGCCTTGGGATTGCTTGAAGCCAGCTCCGTTTTTTCCTTGGTGGAACGAAGAAACAATGGGAGAGAAAGATCTATCAACTCTACCAGGAAAAAGGCGATATTTATCAAATTATGTATACGAGGAAGGTAATCCATATTTGGTTATTAAGAAAGTTGAGGTTATAAATTAAATGAATCATGTATTTTTAGGAAATGTTGGTTTTTCTAAAGACCAACTTCATGATGCAAAAATGGTTATAAATTGTGATATTGACTGCGATACAATGCGGTGTAAAATATGCAACGAGAGTATTGGTGGCTGCGATTGGAATAGAAACTGTAAAGTTAAAATGGCAAATTTGCCTAAAACGAATACCGAATCAACAAACAAGCAAAACAAAGTCAATGGCGGGCCTGGAACAGAATTAAAAAAACTTTTATCAAAAATAGGAATAAACTCAGAAGCTGGATGTGGATGTAATGATAGAGCTAAACATATAGACTTTATGGAAAACAAAGATCCAGGCTGGACAGAAAAAAATATAGAGAGCATAGTTGATTGGATGCAATCAGAAGCAAAGAATAGAAAGCTGCCATTTTTAAGAATTGGAGCTAAAACACTAGTTAAGATAGCGATAAGAAACGCTAAAAAACAATGATTTTTGTGTATAAACACATGACCCCACATTTTACAGGAGATTAACATGGCTGAAATTAGTTTTCAATTATTGGGTGCAACAACAATGGCACCTTCATTAACAACGCTATCTGGTTCTGGATTGGCGTTTTATGGTGCTAGTGCTGGATCTTCAGTGCAGATTGGCTCTTATCAAGAAAACACATACGTAGCTAATTCAGATGGAAGTATCTATAAAGATGCTACCACCAATATTAAATATGTTGCTTCAACTTACCCAAGTGGTAGATGTGTGGTTTCAGAGCAAGGTAATGATGATCTTGAAGTTGGGCTTTCTGGTGTTAAGTCTTATCAGTCTACTCTTGGTATTCAGTTTGGACATTCTACTCAAGTACAGGCACAGAATGTTCAGTTAAGAATTTATGACAGAAATAATATTAATTATCCTGCAAGTGGTGTGTTAACTAAAGTAGCTGAAATTATCAATCATAACGGTGTTAGTTTTGGTTCGCAAGGTCCAGCTGGTCAATCTTCTGATGTCGTAGGAAGTGGTGACTTTTTCTGGTGGGGTGAGCCTTGGCCAGCTCAGTATGTCACTAAGAATTATTATACTAATAGCTCTGGTGAGGTATTTATTAATGGTTTAGATAGTGCGTCGAGAACAAATGGCGATTCAAGACTTGATGCTGCTGGCATTGCTGGATCATATGCTACAGTAGGTGGAACTGGAATTGTTGTTCCTCTAGTAAATTCTCCTGGTAGTGGACAGAAACAGCTTCAGCCTTCAGAAATTGCTGACAATAGCAATTCTATTCCAGGTATGATGTGGCCTAAATGGACTCAGTATGTGAAATCCGCTGATCAAGCAGCACTCATGGGTTCAGTAAATAGTTTTGGAGATGGTTCAGACACTAATATTGGTAGAACTTATGGAGGAACTGGTGTTGATACTCATCACACATGGGCTGTTGCACTATCATCTTCACCGCTTTCTATAGGTAGTAAAGAACAATTCGGGCTTTACGTGTCACTTGAGTACCTATAGAGTATTTTTGCTCAGTAATTAAAAGAAAACCCCGTGTTTTATCACGGGGTTTTTTATTAAACTACTCTATGGTTTTGGTTTTTGGGTTCCATTTAACCCATCCACCGTCTGGTAGCCAGTTTCCTTCAGCATCCTTACGTCTTGGAAACAATCCACCGCCCTTCTTATTTACGCCAAACCCAAGTCTAGCACCACAATCCAGACAGCGAAGCTCATAATATTCGTTTCCATCGTTTTCACGAACAACATAACGTAAATTATGAGATCCACACTTCCCGCAAGCTTCTACGCCAAAGACTTCTTCAAATGAAGCAATCTCCTTAAATAAATCTTTTTGTGTTTCTCCTTCAATCTCTACAGATAGACTACCGACTTTTTTTACGACTTTCATTCAGACCTCCAGTTGGTTTTATAGCCCATGATTCCATCTGGAATAGGCTTTTTCTTATTCTGATAGCTATTCAATACTCCTAGCATTTTAGATGCTGTTTCTTTAGTTACATCATCTATACTCGCATAGAAATCAGTACCAGAGTTAATAAACTCCATAACATCAATATCTAGCTGTTTACATTTAGTGTCAATAAAATTAGCTTGTGCTGGAGTAATAGAAACATCGCCCCGCCACTCACTGTCAACTTCTTTACCATGTTTAGCAACACTTTCTTTGACAATAGATTCAATATCCTTCTTTCTTGTCAGTTCTTCTGCTGCTAGACAACGAATCTTGAGAGCTTTACGAAGAGCACGACCTTCTGCTCTTGTGCTTGCTGTTGCAACAGGGTGAGCACAGAATAAATCATCTGTATTACCATGCCACACATCTGCAACCTCTGAATATGTTCTTAGTTTGCCTGTTCCTTGCCAGTCAATAACTACCTCAAACACTACCGTGGCACGACCAGGACCATCCACGCATGTCGCTGGAAACACATGTGAAGGACGACTCACAATAATGTCACCAAGGACTTCTTCGGCAACACGACGTAGACCAGCACAAGTTGGATTGCCGTCAAATAGTTCTCCTGGCTCAAATTTATTCATTACCCAATCATTCCATTCCTGAGAACCATAAATAGGAGACATTTCACGAACTTCATCTTTAGTGCCAACTTCAATTTCGTTATCTTCCATGTCAAAAAACTTTTCAGCCATAGGTTTAATTCTCCAAAGATACTTCAATTTCAACAAGACGGTTTTGCTTACTCTTATGAGTTGATATGTTATCAATCATTGGCTTGATTTTTGCCCACATCTTTTCTCCTACGGCACGGGTCATTTTATTGCAGAGGTATTTTATTCTAATTACAGAATATCCTTTAGACATAAGTAGACCATTTTTCTTTGCGTCATATTCTATTACTTTTTTCAAGCGTTCTTCGCCCCATACAGGCTCAAAATGATGTCGTCCATCAATTTCAATGACTATTTTTAATGCGGGAAGAAATATATCTATTTCATAGTCTCCTGGTATTAGGTCTTTTTTATGTAAAAGCACATCATAATTTTCTTCTAGTAATCTTCTGCGTAGAAATTTTTCCGCCTTAGATCCCTCAACTCCAGCAAGACGTATGCCGCGAGCAGCAGCACTTTTGAGTTCTTGTTTTTCAAGTTCTGACTTGCTTTCCCATCTTTCTTTTGCACTTTGTGATATTGCTTCTTTTTGTTTTTTTGATAGCTTGCTCCATCTATCAGATATGCCAAGAGATATATTTTTCTTTTCTTGTTCAGTTCTTTTTTTGCCAGCCGTAGGATGTGACGCTGTTCCCTGTTCTAGTGCGAGTTTTTGCGTTTCACTCCTGTTTCGTAGTTGATGTCCGTTTTTTGCAACAATTCTTGAAATCTTTTTTGGATATGTGCCAACTTCCTTGGCTATATCGTTAGCACTTCTATTTTTGTTTACGTATTGATCTATTACGTATGCCTCATTTATTTTCGACACTTTTTATTACTCCCATTAATGTTTCTAAGTCCCAATTATCTATGATTGCTATAGGTTTTTTATTACAAAAATTGTCGATCATTTGAGCGTGTGATTCGCTTCTAGCTATAATATTTAATCTATCGTCTCTTAATATATCACAATATTTAGTAAAATTATTAGGATTTCTCAGCCACTCTAAGTCCCATAGATAAAGAAATTTACGAGAAGCATTATTTGCTTTTAGGGTTATTTCTGCTTCTGCAATTGTTGTGGCGATAGTATTGTGATGATACCCAGAAAGAAATGCTATTGACCTACAAGAAAACATCGTTGGCACAATAGGGATTGCGGACCTTTGGAAAAAAATAGAAGCACATATGTTAGTAGCTGATAATGCCTTGTTAAACTCTTTGATTAGATAAAACGATTTTTGTGATGGTCCCAGGTTGTTAATGACTGCCGCTATATTCATTTGTATCCTCTTTTCTTAGCTAGAACCCAGCATTGACAACAGTTTTTAGGCTCATTTGTTACCCGTCCCTCGCTATCCTTTAATGCGTTATAATCAGGCCAGGATTGAGTTCTAAACATTTGTTCTATATACTTGTTATTGCCCCATTGCCCGAGATTGACAACATCAAAATCTGCCCTATGAAATAAAACAGCAAGTCCCATTGGGGTGAATCCACCAAAATGCACTGGAGTCATATGTGGAATATTAATTGTTGGAACGCTCGTAAACACGTATCCGCCAGCCTTGACGTTCTTAGAGATATTAGCCACAGCCAAATATGGATCATATAGATGCTCAAGAGTCTGGCTGAATATAAAGAAGTCAAATGGCTCATCCAGTATTGGTATTTCATGTAGATCATACGATGGGTATGAGATAAACGTATGCTTACTATATTTAGTAGCAATGAATTCTAATTCTGGGTCTTCTTGGCATGTAAACCCTAAATGCTCACCAGACATATCTTTGGTCCACTCAATAAAGTCAAGAATACACCATGTCCTTGGAAAATCGTGGCCGTCCCATTGACGATTTTTATTCCATCCACCAGTTTCTTTTTGCCCTGGAAATGGTGGCAGCTTTTCCCATTTAGTAAAGTATTCTGGTCTTGGGGCTGTTTGATTATAAAGATCGTAAATTTCTTTCTCTGTCATTGGATGGAACTCCTAAATTCTGTTCCGCTTAACTGTCCGCAAAGCTTTGGGTAACAATGCCATACGCTCATATCGAGCTTCTCAAAAAAATAATTCAATTGCCAATCCAGCGGAAGGCAGAATCCCATCATGTCATATAACTTAGATAGCTTTTCCGCTGTTGGCCTAGAATATACTATTGATGATGTCGTGTTTGTAGATGGATGACCAGCTCGAAAATAATTTCTATATATTTCTTTTACGTTAAAGAAATCTATATTGAGCGGTCCACCAAGAAATAAAACATCAAAATCTGGTGCTTCATCAATGACTTGCTGCATACTTATGTTATAGTGAAAGTTTACATCGTCTTCTAATATTAAAGCATGATCTAATTCAGAAGATAGAAATAAATCTATTGCTTGGAAGTGTTTAAGTATCAATGATATTTCTGAGTTTTTTAGTGTTGTTTGTTCAATCCTGTCTATCCCGAGCTTTCTGACGCTAGGCTCTACTGCCACATGAAAATAATCGGATTCTGTTATGTAGTTTGTTGTATCTTCACCAGTTAGTGAGTCTCCGTCAAAATCTGTTATAAACTTAGCGTCATTAATGCCAAGCTTATTAAGCTCCATTTCTATATGTGGCTTACGTTCTGTTAATTTAGTATAATGTGGAATATATGTGTCAAACATCAGTCCTCCATCTTTGATTTGATATAATTTGCCAATCCGCGAGGCGAGCAGTATTTATTATGCCAAGTATATGCTTTTTCAGAAGCGTTATGCATGTTAACATTGGACATAGTGTTATCAATTACTTTCTCTACGTCTGACCAATTAGAAATCTTGACATATGGTGCTTCATTATAGAATAGCACTTTTGGTAAATCAATACCTACAACAATACAGCCACACATCATAGCCTCAAAGAATCTAAACGTCTCATAACTAGCAGAGCCACATGGAACTAATGCTATTTTGGTATTGTTCAGAATCTCAGAATATTCTTCTTTTGAAACACCATTATTCCACCCCGTATACCAATCACATTTAAACTTATAGGCTGTGTTATTACAGAGCCTGTCAACAGCCATTTTAAAATCAACACGGCGATATGGGTCAAATTGGCCCATCCAGCACCAATCGTATTCTCTGCTATCTATTGGAGTATTCGTATTAACAACACCATTAAGATGACATAGAGGTATACCATGTACCTGACGATGATATACAACAGTATTTACATCCCGCATGTTTGTCATTGGGTGATATTGTTTAAATACGTATTTTACCCTTGGATCATCAATACATTCTGGTACTTGATGCGTTTCATCTGAGGTTGAGATAAATATGATTGGAAACCTAGTATCTGTTGGAAGAGGCTTATTCCAGTTATTAATCACATAAGAATATCTAGTGGGTAATTCATCTGCTAGAATTCTTGCTGCCGCCTCATAAACATGATCGTCGCCATTGCCTTTGGCAAGATTTATTACTTCTGACATATTATCTCCAATATTCGTATATGTCTTTTTCAATTTCGTATGTGAACTTTTTAACTGGGCGATCCTTTTCTAGCATTGCCCACGAAAACATTTCATCTACTAATGATTCTAAGTCTGTTTTGTCTTCAAAGTTAAGCAAGAATTTAGCCTTAGAGTGGTCACAGAAAGCTTCCTTTACTTCATGTCTAGGCTCAACGTGTTTAATTTCAGTATCTATGTAATACTTGGCGGCGACTTTCTTGACTAAGTTAGCAGCTTCTAGAATAGTATAATACTTGTCAGCACCAATGTTAAAGATCTCCCCGTTGTGAGCGTCATCCAATAGTTTATAAAATGGCTCCATATAATAGCGAATGTCAGAAAAGGCACGAACCTGTTTCCCGTCTCCATAAACTAATATAGGCTCTTGATTGATAGCCTTTCTGATAAAGATTCCAATTACATTTCTATACTTATCCCAAATGTTTTGATAAATACCAATCACGTTGTGTGGACGGATAATGTTATATCTTAGTCCATGCTGATCGCCACCAACGGCAATATCCATCTCAACCGCATACTTGGCAATACCATATGGGTCTATTGGATTAGGACGCATTGACTCATGAAATGGCGGCGGGCTATTTCCGTAAACAGCCATTGATGATGTGAATATCAGCTTAGTGTCATAGTTTATGCACGAATTAATAACTGACGCACTGCCTATGATATTATTCATGTAGTTATACTTGCGTACAAATGGAGACAGGCCTTCTGCGGCATATGCCCCAAAATGATAACATGCGATTGGTCTATATTTATTAAAAATATGATCTATGTATAACGAGGCATCTAAATTAAGATTATAGAATAGAAAGTCGCTATGCTGCGGCATGAAGTCAGAATAACCACCAGATAGATCATCAACACCAATGACACGATATCCTTTATTGAGAAGATATCTAGATAAATGTGTCCCTAGTAATCCAGCACACCCAGTTACCACTATGGTTTGTGACATTAGCTATCTCCTGTTATGGTATTGCATTTTTTAATAAAGTCTGATCTTCTCCACGGTTCTCTTCCTATTAGAAAATGATGATAAATAACATTATCATATGTTGTGCCAACTCCAAAAAAAGTATTAGTACGGCCTATTCTCCATTTTGGATCGTTGCAACTAGTGACTTTTAGAAAGTTAATATTGACAGAAGACATTTCGCAATCATAGGTGAATCTCTGTGCTACATCAGAATATTCATCTTCTATAAAACATAGTCTATCCATATGATTTAAAACTTTTTGCATTACGGTTTTTGGAATGGCTAAACACGCTGGCCCGGCGTATATATGTCCATTAGATTTATTAGCTTCGCATGTTTGCTCAATACCGCATATAGTATTTTTATCGACTTTAGATAATAAATGCTCATAAAGTTTATTCGTAATTGGAACACAATCAAGATCAAAGAATACGGCTACATCAAAATCTACATTATCTATAATATAGTTACAGGTTTTACCTAGCCAATGACCATGTGGAATTTCTTCAAATTGTTGATTTAAGGTAAGATTAAAATAATCAAACACATCTTTTTGAGCTTTTGTTACATCTGATTCAATATTAAAAGAATATGACAACGGTAAAATTATTTGGTTGTTTATTTTAGTTGTTTTCATGTAAGATCCTTTGTTTCCAGTATTCTTTTCTTAAAATAGGAGTATCAAAAAGAGCGTTATCTATTTTATCATAAGTTTTTTTGAGAAAATCTTCAGTAACTTCTGACCAATCATCAACAAACACAATTGGAAATTTTTCTTCAAAGCTGTGCGTATAGTATCTCTTGACAATAGGAATACATCCAAGCGTTATTGCTTCCCACATTCTGTGTGTATCAATACCATTTCCTCTTGGGCAAAGACAGAACGCATAACTCATAAGATTGTCCACATATTGCTCAAAATTGGTTCCATTCAAACAATAATAATTATCAGCAAAGACTCTTTCGTTTGCAACCATTTCTATCAAATTATATCTTTCTTGAGTATATGTGTTTGGGTTGAATTGAGACAATGCTTTAATTTTTCTATTTTCTAAGCTTTTATTATGTGCGGCTTTTTTTAAAATACTTCTTTTATGCGGATGCCAATGATTATTCTCTAATCCTATCGGAAGTGGGAAAATTTTGGGATGTTTGAACTCTAAATTTTGTGCATACCAAGCTATGAGGTTTTCTGGAATAAGTCCATTTATTACAGACTCATCTCCATTATGCGTTATTAATTTAAATTTTGTATCTGGATGATTGCATATGATTCTAATAGCTTTTTGATAATGTGCGGTATCGCTATACAGTGTAACAAAATTTTTATCATGAGGAATTTCTTCATATATTTTTATGTCGGCTAAACTAACAAAAAAATCTCCATCAATCATTTGAAGATCCCCCTAGATAAAATTTAGAATCTGGTTGCCAGCTACAATGCCACATGTGACAAGCAACGCTTTCTGGCTTTAGGCACGAATAGATTAATTTTTCAGTTGCTGAATTTCTGTGTATCGCCGGAAAAGGAAAGAAACACATGGTAGGAAATATAATAATGTCATCATTACCTTCGTTACGAAGTTTATTAAAAATACATTGAGAAAGAAGAAATGGTCCTGTTTGAAATAAAGTTCTTGTCTGTCTACATGGTATTTCGTTGTAGGTAGTATTACTACAACCAAGAAGACAATTTAAAACTATTTTGTTGTTTTTAGAGCATCCAATAGCACCATTAGTCATAACTGGATCTTGATCAAACATCAAGCAAGAAAAAAAAGAACAACACTTAGTTATATTTGAAAAACAACTAGAGACACATAGGAAATCTGTGTCTAGATAAATGCCGCCATACTCATATAATATCGCGTATCTTAGCATATCTGATTTATTGCCAAAATTATCACTTTCTTTATATTCGTTATACTTTGGTGTTTTTTTCATTAAGTTTTCAGCGGTAGCATCATCCCAAATCATGAACTCAAATAACGGATTTTTCCTTTGCCAATCATCAATGTTTGCAAGATACATATCTGGAGTCTCACCGCCAAGCCAAATAAAATGAAATATATTTGGTATTGGATTTTTAGATTTAGACTGTATATTCTTGTAGTATGTATCTTTTAGTAAGTTCCAATTATAATCAGATTTAGCATAATTAATATTAAATTGAGAAGACTGCGATTCACAGCTTTTAAAAAAATCTAAAGTAATCATTTATATCAATCCATTTAGTATATCTATTTCTTGATGTGGACATACAATATTAGATAAATCTAGTAAGTCCATGTCAATTCTTTTACCATTCATGTATTTTCCAAGCAAGAATTCTGATTCATACATAAAATGTTCTCCAGAAAAATTTTCAGTATGAGTTTTAGATACTCTATTGTTTGGGCTATTTACTACAGTGCTATGCTGCGTACATACCATAAAGTTACCAGATATAGGCCAGAATCTTTGCATTTGTGTTTCAACTTCATTAGGTGTTTGTTTAAATTGAAATTTTTTACTTAGATATTCTATCTGACTAAACATGTCTATAATTTCTGATTTTCTAAAAACATGACCGTCCACAGAATGAGAGTAAGACCAATATGAGCCATATATGTACATAGTCTTAGGAACAAACACATAGTCGCCAATTTCCTGATAATGATTAAGCTCATCGCTCATTTCTCTTCCGTGATGAAATCTTTTATGTATATTTTTCCCTAGCCTTAGAGATAAACATACTACCTGCGGTGCAGAAAAAAGATTATCGTAAGAAACACTTTGGCTTACCTGTCTATAAACTATATTGTCGTCGGTAAAGAAACATATATACTTATTGTTTGAATTTATTGATATGCTACATATGTCTGCATATATAGAATTACTTTGTGTTATGAATTTAATATTTGGGTGTTCTATTTTTACATTATTTAGGCTTTCCTGATATGCTTCACTATACTTTTCAAGTACAACTATATCATTGGTGTCTTTAAAATTTTTGGATATACTTTTTAAAGTTAAGTCTAGTTGCAAAGGGCGATCTTTGCTAAAGATAATAGATGTAATCATAAATTAAAAGTTGGTATGGCTTTGAGTAGCTTTTTGCTTAGTTCGTTGTTCCCGGTGTATTTCAGTATATCCGATATGCGATGAAAGCTTGTATGATTGCTAAGAACGGTTTGGCGACCTTTTTTAGCGATAGATTTAGCTTCTTCTTGGTTATTAATATAGTAGTCAATTTTTTCTCGAAACTCTTCTCCAGTTTTAGCAAGCACAACACCATCATTAAATACTTTTTCATAGGCCTTGCAATAATCTGAAACACAAAAACCTCCTGAGAATAGTATCTTAAATATTCTCTCATTTACATCTACTCCAAAGGCGTGGGCGTGTGGTTCAGATAGGTTAGGGCAAACCTTAGCAGATACAAATAGATTTTTTACTTGATTATCTTCTATGTATCCACAGTATTGATTAACAGGCCAACGCTGATTGCCAAAAATTTTGACTTTATATTTATCAATATCATTAAGCATAGGAAAAAGATATTCATTAATTATAAGTCCTTTGTGAGGCCAGTAGCCACCAACAAAACCTATGTCGCATTTAAGTTTTGGGTCTGCTATAGCGTTGCCATACATCAGAGTATCGGCACACATCATAAGAGACTTTGCTGGGATTCCAATACTTTGAAAATATTCGTGAGTTTTGTTCACATCTTCTTGTAAATAATGTATATGAACAAAGTCGGGCTTGCCGGTTTCATCTTTAAGCTTCTTTAGGAGTCTTTTTTCTTTTTCTGATGCAAACAGCATGTTCCATTGGTTTTGATTTATTTCTTTTTCATGGCTTCCCCAATCTCCTGCCCGAAGCCCCACTTTTAGATGCGGGCGTTCATACAAACATTTGACAAGTGCTTCATCTAAATTGTAAGATTGTCCAAGAAAAATATCTGGTTCAAATGAATCAAAGACATCAAAAGCGGATACGTTCTTGCAGTCCCACAATTGAGCTTCTATACCAACGGCCCGAAAAGCATTAAGCCAAGCCACACGCTGAAAATAGTGAGCATGAATTCCATCACTAGAAATTAAAACTTTCATAAATCTTTCCTAACTTTGTCTATTTCAATAATTCTCATTTCCTCTGGTTCATAACACTGAAACACCCCACCATGAGATATGATATTATTGAGTATCTCAAATGATAACAATTTTTTATGCTGTGCTTCAAACTTGGAAAATAATTGACGGGCTATCCTAAGTTCCTTACCTGTTATATATGCTATCTGACACCATTTGCACTCTAGACCATAAGAAAAAATACTAGCTATTTGGTTATTAATAGTAACACCAACTTCTTTTTTTTCTATCTGATTTTTATTATCTATTAAAATAAATGACTTAGAATAATCTAAGTTGAGTGTCTCTGAATTAAATAATAAATCTCCATGTAAAAATAACACACCGTTTTTATGGGTATTATTGATAGCTAGTCTCAAGCTTTCTGAAGTGTTTGTTGTGTCATAAATTTGATTCTCAACAATTCTTGCTGCATTTTTTACTTTTTTTATTACTCGCTGAGAATCATATCCTACAACACAAATTATTTCTGGATCTTCAAAATGGCTATTTATAACAGCAAGCTGATGCTCGATGAGCGTTTTATCTCTTATTTTAAGCAAAGATCTTGGCTCATAAGATTTAATTCTAGAACCAACACCAGCAGCCAAAATTGCAACACATACATGATTAGGGCTTTTATTTTTTTTGTTTTGCCCCTTTTTAATGTCGGTTGTATAGTTTTTTTTAATCATCGTGACCTTAGTATTTGAGCATTTCTTTCAAACATTTCAGCAGTCATTTTGTATGATTGATTTTTACCTGTATTATTAGCAATAGCAAGCTTTTCAGGAACATGGGTCATCATACATATTCTTGACAATCTTAACCATAGATCATAGTCTTCTGTGCATCCTATAAATTCTTTACTTGCTGGCCCATGTAACCTAGAGTCAAAAAACTCTTTGTTTGGTTGACACACTTTGGCAAGTACTTCTTTCTTTATTAAAGAATTGCTATGAACAATACATCTGTTTAATAGAACAGATCTATCATAAGGTTCTTTAAATTCATGCTGTTTGTATTTTGGATGTACGTTATCATAATCACCATAAGCAACGCCAATCTCTACGTGCTGCATTAATTTTTCTACAAGAGTAGAAACCTTATTAGAATAATAAGCATCGTCTGAATCTAAGATACCAAAGATGTCTGCCCATTCCCATGCTTCCCAGATCGCAACATTTCTTCCAGTGCTAGCACCAGAGTTGTTGATTCTGAAAGCATATAAATCATCCTTCCTTCGTTCCTCGATTGGTCCACTATAATATGGCTGATTCAGAGTTCTTTTTTCAAATGGCTCACTTATAGAAGAAATTTCTTCCCACGAATGATCACTAGATCCATCATCAACAACATATACCCTTAAAGGCCCATCATAGTCTTGGCATGTTGCACTAATTATAGCATCTTTTACATAGTCACCGTAATTATAGTTTGTGCATATGATGGCTACATTAGGCTTGTTCATTAAATTCCCCCCATGTGATAAACGTATCTGGGTGACTAGAGGCTGCGTATGCCCTAACCTTATCTAAAAATAAGTCATCATTAATTTTTTCATCAGAAAATATCTTTAAACGATTACCGTTGAGGAATTTAAACAATGCAGATTGAAATAATAACCCACTTAAATTTTCACTAACAGGCTCTACTACTACTAATGTTTTCATCTGCACGTTTACTCTATGGTTTATTTTTTCTATCAAACGTCTATCTATTGCATCTCCAGAGTCGCAAACATAAATCCATCCATTTTTAGCGTGTTTAAATGCTTCATCTATAAGAAACTCAGATATTTGTGGTTTGGCGACCAACTGAAGTATATGATGTTCTGTTACATTAAAGTCAAAACTTGATTTTAGTGTTTTTTGTATTTCTGCATTATACTCTACAGCATCATTAATAACAACCACATATCTGGCTTGCATAGTTTGATTTTTTATGTCGTCAATAGTGTTTTTTAGTTTGTCTAAATTTCTATTAAACCTAATAAAAAAACCGACTTTTGGCTGCACCTCCTTTAATGCCGTTTTAACAAGATCATTAGACTCTTCTAATGATAGCTCAGTCAACCATTCTTTTGGTCTATAGCAATTACAAAATCTTTCTAAGATTATATTTCCGTCTTCAATTTTATGTTTTAGTTTTTCAAGCCTATTTAAATCACACAAGCTACCATCTTTTAAAAACACACATCCTTCACAACTTGTATTTAACATTATGATTTTCTCCTAGCTACTATTGTAAAATTACAAGTCTGATGATCATAATGCTTTTGTTCAACGTAAAGATTTGGAGGAAGCAGACCTTCTAGTGAGATAAGCGAACTAACCGATTTTCGTTTTTGTTCAGAAAACAAAGCAGCGTTTATACTGTCTTCATCTATTTCTTCATTATATTTTCTTCTAGCTAAAATATTCATGTCTATATCAGTAATTGTTAGTTTGCCGTTAAGTCTTAGTTTAGTGGCTAGTTTTTTTAATAGCTCTTGGTATTCATTAATACTGAAAGAAGAAATAAAGTGATCGCATACAATGTCTGTTCCTTCTGAATTTAACAGAATGCCGTCTAGCATTGGCAAGCTATTTGCCCATTTGCCGCTAGTGCCTTCTGGCTTATTTGTTGACAGGTATACCTTCATATATTCCTCCGTTTTTTTTATTTTCAATAGCCTGGAAAAACAACCTATTCCAGCCTTCAGTGAAGCGATTTAAATTAAACTTTTCTAATATTGTTTTTCTAGCATTGTCGCCAAGTTCACGAGCCTTTTCTGGATTTGCAAGAAGCTCTTCTAAGAAGGTTCTCAACTCTTTAGGGTCATTTGACAACAACCCATTATAATTGTGTTCGATAATTTCTGGTATCATACAGTTGGCTGTAGAGACTATAGCACAACCGCAAGCCATTGCTTCCATTAAGACAGTTGGAACAGGTGAGTGCAAAGAAGTATTATAGAATATACTATGCTCACTATATACTTGGCGAAGATGCTCAATTGAATTTGCGGGTTCAGAAAAGCCAGGACTTTTACCATATACTTGTGTTGGTAAGCCTCGTGTTGTATCTCTCCATAAGTTAAACCCACAGCACCAATCTCTATTAGGCCAATCATTTACTACAGATAAACATGCATTTATTCTGTTTTTAGATACAGGACGCCAAAAATCTGTATCTACACCATGCTCAATTATTTCAGCACTTCTTTTGCTTCTAATCCAGGCTTTGGCGTTATATTTAGATATGAATGAATCTAAATCCACCTTAATACTGTTAAAGCCAGCTACTTGTGTCTCTTCTGGCATTCTTATATCTGGTAAAATATGAGTATGTCTAATAATCGGAATAGAGATTTTATTCAGGGTTTGTTCATTATTCTGAGCTACTACATTATGTAGCACCATTAATCTTTTATCAGATGTATGGCTAAGTATTAAATCAAAATCAAGATAGCTTGGAATATTATTTATGATGTGATAATTTTCTGGAATTGGAGCATAGTCTGTATCCCAAGTTTTTTGGCCTGGAATATTTAAGGCATAAAAATTATGACCCGTTTTACACAGATTGTATTCATATCTTTCATGTGTTGTTGCAGTAAGTATGTTTAAAGGCTCATCTTTTTTTGGATGATGCATTATAGCACGTATATTTGTCTGTGTGGCATTAACTGTCATTAAGTAGCTCCTTTATAGTTTTCCCTACTATAGTATGGTCCATCTTTGTGGCTTCTTTCACAGCTTTTTTAGACAGTACGTCAGCTTCTTTTGATTTCCATTTCATGTACGCTTCACGCATAGCGAATTGTAATCCACGCAAATCAATTTCTCTCCAATAAGCACCATAATTGTCTAAGTTTGGAACTGTGTCTATAGCACCAAAGCATGGTTGCTCAGTAGAATCTACAGATCTACCTACTCCAAAATCATCAATACCAGTGTTTTTAGTCCATATCACAGGTACACCGCAGGCCATAGACTCTAAAGCTGGGATACAAAAAGCCTCTCCCCTGCTAGGCATCACAAAGCGGTGACATTGTTTTATAATAGATTTATACATCTTATCTTCAAGCATACCAGATAAAACTATTTCTTTTTTATAGCTCTTTCTTAATTTCATTCTAGCTTTTATTCCATCGCAATATTTTTGTACCATTGAAGCATTTGCCTTAGAGGTTTTTAAAACTAGATTAACGGGTTCTTCTGGATAAAACTCAGCATGAAAAGATTGAATAAGGGCTTTTACATTCTTTCTTTCTATGAATTCACCAATAAACAAAAAATTGAATGTATTATCAATTTCTTTGATGCCTCCAATTGACTTATGAGTTTGGTATTCGGATATGTTTAATGAATGAGGAACCACGTATATTGGAACTTTAACACCGCTCATTCTACAATGACCTTTACATTCTAAGCTAGGAACCCATATTTCATCCATTAGATTTAATGATTCTGTCCATCCAGTAAGTTTAAATGGAGACGTTTCAACGTCTAAGAATCCAATGTTTTTGTAATTCGCATTATATGATAAAAGATGTGGAAGCACATGCTGTATGCAAATATTACAGCCATAAGAGGATTTAGCTTCCAGTTGCTTGATTCTTTCTGGATAGTCAATCTGCCGTGCTTCGTATGACACAGCTCTAGGAATCACATTTATTCCAACATTATCCATCGCTAGAATGTTATTCAAACACGCATTACCCCATCCAGTTCCATCTCTATAATTTCCAATGTATAATACTTTATTTGACATTACTAATCACCTTTTGATATCTAGCTTGTTCCCAGCTATTTAGCTGGTTTCTAAAGTTTAACAATTCTTTACCAGCTTCTTCAATAGAAAAGGCTTTAAACTTATTATAGGATTGAATATGTGATTCATTAAAATAACAATTTGCATCAACATTATCACATCTGTATCCATATGTGCAGTCTCTTAATACTCTTCTCCAAAAATATCCGCCAATCCAATCTGGTTTACATAAAACATTATTAAACAAAAAGTTTACTTTATCTTGTAGAGAAAGATTCTCAGGAACACTTGTTGCTGGCTGCTTTATTCTTGGTGGACTAAGCCAAGTAGATTTAATATCTTGAAGTTCTACTCTATTTGCATAGTCGATCCATTTATTGGCTGCATTATCCCATGTATAATGGGACTTTGCTTTATTCATTACTTCTATGCCCTTAGCACGTATTTGTTCTGGCGTTTCGTTTGTTAGTGCAAGCAAATAATTAATGAATTTTTCATTATCTGGAATGGCTCTCATGCATCCAGTTTCGCATTCTTTGTTATACGCCAGTGGCTCAATACCTACACCTCCTATGTTATCAATAACAGACTGCATGGCAGAATAGTATGTAGAAATAACAGGAAGCCCACAATAAGCGGCTTCTAGTTGAGGCATACCAAAACCTTCGCTGTTTGCGTATTGCACATAGACATCAAATATATTGTATATTTTTGCAAGATCTTCTTCCGACATCTTATTATTAATACCAACAAGTTGATTAGTAAACTTGCCGCAGTTCTTACAGTGCTGCACAGAATCTTGGAAAAAGTCAGAACTAATTTTATTACAGTTCTTGCATTTATATGTAAACAAAACCCTGTTTGACAAACTATGCTCATCTAAAAGACTTGGAATATCCCAGCCAATGTCTGGATAATATGTGTGGCAATATAAAAACACATTGTTCTTTTTTGTTCTATTTAAGAATTCTCTGAAAGCCTTAAATAAATCTGGATATAGTTTGCGTTTTTGGTTTCTCATTACAGTGCCAATAATTAATGATTGAGAATGAACACCGTGTTTTTGCTTGTGTTCATATTTATTGTCAATCATATTAAATGTATCACTTGCTGCTGGGGGTGCTAGATCTACAAATTTCATGTTGTCAGACTGTGAAGCAAGTGTATCGCGGCCAAACTCAGAATATGCAAAAATAGCATCTGCGTCTTCATATGTTGCAATCCACTGATTATTTTGGGGAGCGGCGTCTACAGTAGGCATAAGTGCCCATTTGTAAAAATCTCTAAATGGAGAACGCTGTTCAAATTCTACCATCCACCAATCTCTTATGTCCATCACTACATCTGGCATAAAGTCTATTAAAACTTCATTATAGGTAAAGTCTCCAAATTGAGCAGTTGGATTACTATAAGAGCTAAAATTTGGATGATCTTTGGATGGTTTATTTGGATAAATCTTCCAAGGATACTGTTTTATTTGAGGGTCTTCGGCTCCAGCATAAACACCCAATTGAGCAACTTCAATATTTGGCTGTTGAGCCATTCTTTGAAGCACTTCATTGGTATAAACTGAATAGCCAGTTGTTAGCCAAGGAGCCTCTGATACAAATAATACTTTAGTTTTTCTATTCATCGTTATCAATATCGTTAAAGATTTTAAAACTAGTTACACGAAACACAAAATTATTACTATAGTTTCTAGCAATTGCTTCTATTACTATATAATCACCAAATCTACCTTGATTGGCAATCGCTTTTGCTGCCGTGTCCCATGCTTCAAAAGTCAAAACATTGTTTCTTTTTTTGGTGTAGCCTTCGCGGTCTTTGCGATGTTCTTCTACGTTAACTTTAAAACGACAAACTGTTGTATTGTGGACATTTTCTAAAATTGGGTCTTCCACAAACTTCCCAAGAAAATTACATTTATTCATTTATCAAACCTGTTTTACTCTGTTTACAATTATAGATGTTTTATCGCGTTTAGATATTTCACCATGAATAAGAACGGTGTTTCCCTCTACTAGCAAGTCTTTATACTCTTCAAAAGCCTCTGGAAAAACGGTAATCGAATCCAGCATCCCGCTGCTGTCTTCGGCACAAACAAATGCCATAAGCTGACCAGGATTTTTGCCCTTTTTAGTTTTGTATTGTCTAACAGAACTAATGCTTACAACAATGTTTACTTTACCTGTTATCGCACCGTTTGCTATGTCTCGACACATAGTAGCATATGACGCCTCTTCAGTATCATCAACCTTGCTGCACGTTAAAGCACATCCCATTAAATTTTCCTCGTCTTGAGCAATTGTAGCAACACTATCCTTAATTCCATACATTGGATTAGCTAGAGCCTGATTAATATCTGCTACAGTTTGCTGTCTCTTAGAAGTAAGCTTGAAATTCATGAGCATGTCATTCACGCAGTCATATAGAGTATTAAACTTTTTGTAGTTTTCATATACATACTTCTGTTCTCTTGCTGTTAATTGTTGCCAGCTATCAAATTCATATAGCATTTTTTTACGATCTGTGTGGTTCTTTGGCCCATTAAATGCACCAACGGAAATTAATGATATAGCAGCTCTTTTATTTACCTTGCCATTATAGATCATTTCCATTAGGCAGTTTAGCCATGTGAATTGACTTATTTCATGACTAGACTTTAGGTTTTCAATCTTTGCACACTCAGCATCGCCAACATTCTTAACATGCGAAATGCCAAAAATAATTTTACCTTCATGATCTGTAAAATCTTTATATAGGTAGTTTAGTCTTGGTGGATATACTTCAATATCGTTACCCTTGGCATCAACGATTAGCTCCTTCATTTCACGCTGAGAGTCTGGCTTACGATACGCATGATTAAGATAAGTGACATAGAATTTGGATGGACGATAAAGTTTACAATATGCTGACCAATAAGCATTAATAGCATATGAAACAGCGTGTGATTTGTTAAATGCGTATCTGTTAGACTTCTCAATCCATCCAAAGATTTCCTGGGCGATCTCCTTAGAAACAATACCAAGCTTTTCAGCACCCTCTAGGAACTGACCCTTAACCTTTTCCATGAGGTCGGCTTTCTTTTTACCAATAGCCTTACGAAGAGCGTCTGCTTCCTTCAGATCAAACCCAGCAAGTTTCTGGGCGATCATCATAGATTGCTCTTGGTATACAAGCACCCCATAAGTTTCAGATAGAATATCCTCAAGAGACTCATGCTGGTAAATAACCTTGTCTTTTCCAGCCTTACGGTCACAGTAATGCTGAGTCATAGATTTACCGTCTACATAGGCACGAAGACACCCAGGACGGATAAGACTAATTAGAGCGGATAGTTCTGAAATACTTCTAGGATGTAACTGTTTTGACCAATGGCGACCAAGATTAGACTCTAGCTGAAACACTCCCTTGGTACGTCCTGAACAAATATAGTCCCATACTTTTGTGTCGTGAAAATCATTAATGTCAAACTGACTACTCAATATACATTTCTCCGTTTGCAAATGCTTTTTCAAACTTTACCTTCTTCAATAGCCCACGTTGAAGCTTCAAGAACTTAATAAGGATGTTGGCAGTGTCCTTAACGTCTTGTAGAGCATCATGAGCGTTATCCTTGGATAGTCCAAAATAATCACGCAAGTAATCCATGTTATAAGACTTAACATCTTGATTGTTCTCAAACCAGCAGTAGATGTGATCCATTAGGTCCATCTTAAAGACAGGATTAAATAACTTTTGGTCATCACGATCAGTATTGTATGGGCCATACTCTTTACACATGCGACGAACAATAGGCATATCATAACTAATAATGTTAAAACCAGCAGCGATTGGAGCAGTGAACGGAGTATTTTTCCAATTGTACTGATTTACAAATTCTGTAAACTTCTTCCATACTACCTTTGGGGGTGGTGCTTTTGCTAGGTCTTCACGGTTCTTTCTGGTAATTTCCAGTGCCTTTTCCTCAAGCGGAGCAACACCAGCGGCAATAGCTTTTTCATCATCAATAATAGGACGAATCTCGCTATTGAATACACCTCCAGGTTGAAGAGTTAGCTTTCTGCCATGAATAGCAATTGCAGCAATCTGCGTAGGTTGTGCTGTGTTAGGATTAGCACCACCAGTCTCAAAATCGAAGCAAATAATGTCCCTCATATTAGCCATGAATCTTATCCTTTAATAGGGAAGAAAATTTATTAACAGCTTCGTCAAGATTAGCATAAAGATTGTAGCATCTGTGCTTCTCAGACCATACTTGATACTTAGCACTACGCTTAATTATAGCATTCTTCATTACGTTGTCAATATTGCAAATGGATACACCATCAACATCAAGCGATCCGCCCCCATAAATAACAGCTTTAACGTCTTGTTTAGTCATCATAATTTAATCTCCATGACTTTTGATAGTAGATCAATCCCAAGAATGTCTAGTTTAACTAAACCCAAAGTCTCCAAGTCTCCCATCTCAAACGCCGCCACAGGTACTCCGTTTTTATCATTAATCATAGGACATACGTCCTTGAGCCTGTGTTTGGAAACAATCACCCCGGCGGCATGTTTTCCATGAGATTTATTCGTTCCCTCAATCCTAATAGCCTGTTTAAAAATATCAGCGAGCGGACCCACAAGATTGCCATCGTTATCTTTACGACACCAACCTTCTAGATCTTCTGACTGATTTTCCAATGCCCAATTGATAATGCTTTTATCTTCTGACACTTCTAGCTGGTCAGAGATTTCAGCTTCATTGGGAATGCTCTTTGTTATCTCGTTCATTTCGGTAAATGACACAGCGTCATTAATTCTCAGCACTTCTTTCAATGCGGCACGACCTTGGAGTCTGCCAAACGTGATCATCTGTGAGACGTTTTCATGACCGTACTTGTCCTTAATGTAGTCAATAACTTCATCACGATGCTCCGCTGGAACATCAACATCAATATCAGGCAGAGAGATATTGTCTTTGGTATTTCGTCCTTCATTATAGAATCTCTCAAAAATAAGACCATACTCAATTGGATCTACTTCCGTTATACCAATTAAGTAAGAGACTAAACAGCCAGCAGCAGATCCTCGACCAGGACCAGCAAGCCAGCCACGACGTTTAACTTCGTTTACAATATCAGCAACAATAAGGAAATAACCAGATAAATCTGCCTTGAGAATAACATCTAGTTCACGCTTGACGCGATCAGCATAGATCTTCTTCACGTTCTCATTATCAACCTTATTGGTTGTCATGATCCTAGACTTCCATCCTTCACGACACAGATGACGAAGATAATCTGGCTGAGACATATTTTTAGGAGTAGCAAAAGCTGGAAGAACGGGATTTCTAGCAACTTCATATTCTTCGCACATATCCTCAATACGGTCTAACTTATTGTTATCTTTGGGTGCATGAAGATAAAATCTATCCGTCTCAAAAAACTTTCTGTTGTCAAATTCTTCATCTGTCTTTAAACGCTTCTTGATCTTGGGTATAGTGGTTTTCATTCCAGAACATAGAAGCACTCTATGGCATTCTGCGTCTTCTTTAAAAACATAATACACAGGATCAGAAGTGTGGTCATATTTAATAAAACTAGAGCCAAATATCTTTCTATATGTTTCATTATTGCTAATACATATAACGTTATTTTTTTTGGATACTAGTTGTAGAGCGTCGATTGTTTGATTAGAAACACATGCAATAACGTCAAACCATCCATCATGATTCGTTGCTATAAGCATATAATCACCAAAGTCACAACCAATAATTGGTTTGATTCCATGCTTTTTACATGCCGAGTGGAAGTCCACCGCACCAGAAATAGTCTTCATGTCAGCAAGAACGCATGATGTATAGCCAAGCTCTTTGGCTCGCTTGGCTAACTCATTACATTTAGAAAAACCACTCAACAAACTAAAATGCGTCTTACAGTTAATCGCAATCTTAGGCATACTTCAATAATTCCTCTCTAGTTGTTTTCAATTGTTCCTTAATCTTATCAATACCAATAGAATCTCTAGCACAAACAACTTCAGCAAGATATTTACCTATCCATTTTGGATTAAGTACTGTCATGTTGTAGATTGCAACATTATTAGAAATTTCTGAACATTGTTTAGAATTGATGCTATTTAAAGTAATAGATAATGTTTTGTCTAGAATACTCCAAGGAGTTCTAGCAAACGGTGCATTTAGATAATACCATAAAGGAGGAAGGTTGTCAACTAAGGGAATAGCTCCCATTTTTATTGTTTCAAAAAACCTAAATGTTTCAGGGCTGTTTGCCCCATGTGGACACAAAACAATTTTAGAATCATTAATAAGATGAATATAAGCTTCATGACCTAACCCCTTATTAAAACCATCAGTATACATAACTTTATATTTAAATTTCATGCCAGAATTTAACATTAAATTATCTAAGTTTCTTTTAAAACAATCTCTTGTTCCAGTTTTTGGAATTTGACCGACAAAAATAAAATCGTAATTTCTTTCTGGCAGAGGTTTGGGGTCTGGCATATTTGAAAAATCAGCAAAAGTTCCTATAGGCATAGGATAAACTAAGTTGTTCGTAGGATACAATCTTTGAAATTTATCCAACCAAGGATAATTTTGAAATATCATATGGACATCAGAAACAAACAAATCACATGGATTTATGTGTATTTCTCTTGATGTGGAAATTTGTATATTTAGCTTGTCATCGTAAAATTTAGGCCAATCTTGCTGATCATATTTTACAACGACACGATAATTATTTGGCAATGCTTGAGCAAGTTCCTTGGCTACCTCTAAGGTATAAACATTGCCCTGATCAAATTCTTGATGAATGTCAATTAATTCTGCCATTATATTTTTCTAAGTTTTCCTGTTCCATCGTTTGTAAATACTACTTGATTTTTTTGTTTTGTTCTATTTTTAGCAACTGCTCTTATTCTAGTAGGTGGATCATCGGTATCTTCTTGGTTTATTTTTCGATATTCTATACTATCTTCCCATAGAAAACTCATTTGCATTTGGTCTAGAAAATATGGCTCTAGATTTTTAAGTTGAGATGGATACCACGCTTCTAGTAATTTAGTTTTCTTCTTTGTATACAGTAATTCACTAGTAATATCATCAAAGTATAGCCACCATTTGTGCTCTTCAAAATTTCCAAATACTAGATTATCAAATAGAGGAGTTGGAACTTCTATGTATCCACGTTTTCCTATCCTCATCAATTCAGACATATATACTTCCATATCATCTACATGCTCAGTCACATGACTAGCTATGACAAAATCAAATTCCTTATCTTCAAATGGAGTCTTAGAAGCATCAGACTGAACAAATCTTTTACCTGGATATAAGCTGCTATGATCTTTTATGTCTAAAATAGTATTAGCTTGACTCCAGGCATTTGAGCCTCCACCCAAGTCTACAATTTTCCAATCTGGATTTTTATTAAGCAGCCCTTCTATATATTTTTTTGAAGTTCTTTTTATCATTTTAACCTGGAGCCTCATAGTAATTGGAATCAAACCCGTCACGCTTCATCTTCTCGGTAGTCTCATCATAACCAAAAGCAATCAAATGTTCTTCTGCATACTGACACATTGACGTATTTGTTCCAGGCCACTTAGTCTTATAGAAATTGCATAATTTTGTACACTTGAAACTTTTACGGTCTTTTGAGCAAGGCTGTGGAAAATCGTTTCTTGTAATAGACTTCCATCGTTTCTCCAACATACCAAGGAATTTTTGCTGATCCTCTTTGTCAAAGCACATGCTAAAAGGACCGCCATCTCTAATGAAAAAGATAGACATGATAGCCTGATCGTATTCTGGAAAGAGTTTAGATATGGCGTAGTTATATAGAAGAAGCTGTGGGTCTTCGCATAGTTTTTCATATGTCTTTTCTTCTCCGGTAGCCCAGTTTAGGCGACGACCAGTTTTCCAGTCGATTACTTCTATAACACCATCATCTACTTCTGTTACGAAGTCAATAGTACCTTTAATAGAAAGCTGACCTTCTGCTTCTTTGCCTTTGCTATCCTTGTACTTAAATTTTGCCCACGGTTCCTCAATAGGAATATCGAAATGCGGTTCCGCAGCGACGATCTTTCTGTTTCTTGGATCGAACTGACCATCATTGTATTCAATTGCTGTTTGAACAAGCTCATCACAGAATCTATAATCAGCATCAGTATATTCATGAATGCACTTATTAGTATAAGACACATATGCTTCTTTTAAAATTTTAGCTACGAACCTTTTAGTATACAAAGCCTTTGGAGTACATTGAATTCCTCCAATGGCATCATCTACTATTTTCAAGGTTTTAGCATCTGGATTATCTTGCTGCTCTTTTTTAAGTGTAGCAAGAACTTCCATTACCTTATGCACAATAGTTCCAAGCTGTGCCTTTTTACCAGACGGAGACTGATACCCCAACACGTATGTAAAGTAATATTGCATCTGACAGTATTCATAACCATTGTATGATGACGATCTAATGTACGGACAGAGCATGTATTACCCCTTTTTAAAAGTATGTATCCCAGTATTATTCTCAGCCTTTGGAGGATCTGGAATATTCTCGTCTCCCAGCCAGCCCCAAGATTCTAAAGCTTCCATAATTTCTATATTAACATCATGGATAGTCATTTCTCTATTATCTATAACCCAATCAAATCCTCTATGTCGCCCCATCTGCTTTTCAGATTCATCATTGTCTTTAAAAGGGTTGCGGCATAGATGTATTACCTTGCCTCCAGCCTTTTGAATGGCTTCAACTTCATTGACGAATCTACAATCATCAATCACAGCAACTAAAGGTTGTTCTAAGGCGATTCTTTGCATGGTATTTTCTAGCCAAATATCATCATAAACTTTTCTACATAGGCCAGTTCCAAACCATTGCAGAAATTCACGATGGGTAAGCTTTCCAGGTTCATGGTATATAAGTGTGCCATCTTCTATAAGTTTCTTTATTACTGTGCTTTTTAAGGCGTTTTGGTCAGTAACAACTCCAGGCATGTCTTCCCATCTATAGTGTGTATTTGTATTCTTCTGAGCATTGTTGCCATAAATACCTTCACGCTTTAAATTAAAAAGATTGGCGGCAATTTCTTTTAACACCGAGGCAAAAGAATACATCTTAACATAGGGCCACATATTATATCCCGCCCATTCTGCAAACTCAGGGTCTATTCTGTTAATGTCTAGAAATACACCAGAACCATCAGATTCATTTCCGTTGCTATCTCTAATCACAGTACTAACAGTCAGTCTACCGTCTTCAAGAATTGCAAAGTCGCTAATAATATTATTAGCACGAAGTTGATAACCATGAATAAAATTAGCGGCAGTAGTCTTGCCAGCCTGTTTAGTGCCAGCAAAGGCTAGAATTCTAGTCATTAATAAGTCCTTTCAATTGAGGTTCTAGTTCTGATTTGACTTGATCGACAGGCATGTCGCCAACATCTTTAGTTGTAATAATAGGACGATAGTAAGAAAACCTTCGCCCGCATCGTTTAATGATTTGCTGATAAGCTTTTTGACCAGCTTCATCTGAGTCTGTAAGTATGATGACATTCATCACTCCCGATTCTTCAAGTATAACTAGCTGCTCTTCACCAATGCTACATCCAAAAATACCAACAGTTTGAGTGTAGCCAGCTTCGTGCATTCTCCAAACATCGCCTTGTCCTTCAACAAGGATAACAGAATGAGTATCTTTCATAGTGTTATATGCATGATGTATCCCATAAAACACATTTCTCTTAAATCCCTTACTATATAACCATTTTGGTTTTATTTCTTCGTTAGTGGCACGACCAGCACATCCAACATAGTTAAAGAATTGATCATATATTGGTGCAACTGCACGACCGCTCATTTGTTTACCAGTTTCGGAAGATAAGCCTACGTCAAAATGGTTAAGAATTTCTGATGACCATCCACGTTTAATAAAATATTCTGCTGGTATAGAGAGTCTTGATCTCACTTGCTCTCTTGATGGCCCACCTTCTTGAGGTTGTGTTTTCTTGCTAAACACATCAAGAGGATCAAAAATATTTACTGGCGTACTTGATATGTCGCAATTATCACCAATCAACGACATACAAAAACGTTCTGTCTCATCAAGCGACACATTTCTATGCTTACGATAGGACAATACTCCACGAACAAAACCAAATAAACTATTTGTCCATTCTTGCTCGCATTGATGCGTCCAACATCTCCAGTTACCTCTTATAGAGTCTCCGTCAGTAAATATGGTACAGGCATTTTCATTATCTCCCCCATGTACTGGACAAGCACAGGAAAGACGATTAGGATGCTCAACATATTCTATGTTAAGCTTTTCCATCAGTCGCGTTAGATTTGGTTGCTCTGCTAGATTATTACAGATCTGATAGATCTGATTCTGCGTCAATGTCATCTTCTATTTCAAATCCTTCTTGGTTTGCTTGTTGAGGATCGTGGATCTGATTTCGAGTACGGCTTTCCTCAATTTTCCCAATCGAACCATACATTTTAATGCTAATATAGTCACCGTCATCAAGACCAGAACCATGACGAGCAACAACGGGTACAAGTTTTCTGTTTCCATATTGAGCGGTATCCTCTGCTATTTCTTCTTCTGATTTCATTTTAAAGATAGTAAAACTAGTGCAAAGCCATATTAATCTATCTGAGCCAGAAACAACATCTGTAGACTCTTTAGTTATACCATCACGATTTAACTGAACAAAACTTAAACAAGGAACGTCATATTTTACGCAAAAATTATGCAGCTTAGTTATCTGAAATCCCAGGACTTGGTATTCCTGCATAGAAGCAGAAATGCCCTCTGAACCCATAAGCTTTAAATAGTCATAAACTATTAGGCAGTCTTTAGTTCTGCCATTCTCGTCAAAACCAACGTGCTGATAAATCCATTTTCGCATAATAGCAAGAATGTTTTCAAATGACTGACCAGCAATGCTAATATAGTGATAAGGAATACTTTTTAATTCCTCCACCGCTTTCATTACTTTTTCTCGATCAATTGCGTTTTCAGAAAATTTACCACTAGATATTTTATTGATCTCTACGCCACTAATAGACGCAAGCATTCTATTATAATGATCGTCTTTGCTCATTTCGGTGTCCAGCATTAACACAGGAATGTTATGCTCTTTAGAAACATGAACAGCGACAGCATCGCCAAACATAGACTTACCAGTTTTTGGGCGAGCGGCAATAAGATCTACAGATTTTCTACGCAGTCCTCCACCAATAGATAAATCAAAATGTGGAAACCCACTTGGAATACCAACATAGTCTGTTGGGTTCTCACAAAGAAACTCTATATATTCTTCAAGACCGTCCCCAAGCATTTCAGTTGTTTTATTAGAAGACTGATAAAGAGTGCCAGTTGCGTCTAGAATGGGTTCTTCAACCTTGCCAATTATATCCATTAAGTCTTCGTCGCCAGATACATTCTGTATGTCTTCAGCACATGCTGTAAGAGTTTTACCTAAATCTCTAGCTAGTTTCAGTTTTGTTATTTTAGACGCATGAATAGAAACATTTTCTTTATGTATTGGAAAATTAAAAAGAGAACGTACAAATCCAATCTCACGCTTGTTGTGAATCTTTTCATAAACGCCAAGCTCGCTAGCAGTTGATAAAATAGAAGTTAGATCAACTTTGGCATTTTGGTTTATAATTCTAGAAATGCATGTATAAAGAATTTGATTCATGCTATCAGTAAAATGATCAGCATCTACGAAATCCATTTCTAGATACGCATCTAGTCCGAACTGGCATAGTCCAGCCAGTACGGCTCGTTCTGAAGCATGATTCTCTAATTTACTCATCGTCTAATACATCCATCGCAGACAAACCATTCACGTTTATGGCTCGGGTGGGTTTTTACTGTTCTACTGCATTTTTGGCATTTTTGCTCAATCATTTTGAATGGCTTTCTTTTTCGTTCTGCAAGAGAAACTTCTGGAGTTTCAATGTTCTTATCAGATCCATCGTCATAAAATTTGATTTCTCTCTGGATTTTATTTACAGCAATTCCATTTTTTTTAGAGTTATCGTCTTCTGTACGCATTTTAAATAAAGAAAAGTCTTCATGATCTTTTTTCTTCTGCGGTGGATCTTTTTTTGGCTGTGGAACAACTGCTTTTTCTACAGAGTTACCTGTGTTTTCTTCCAATAGCTCATTTGCTAGCATTATAAGCTCATCATCTCCTGTGTCAATAGCAAGTTTGATTAGCTTCTTAGCTTGTTTTATTTTATCCATTATCTTCTCCTAGATAAGTTGAGTAATATTTCTGATAGTTTTTTAGTATTTTCAATAGAGTGCTCAACAGAAGTTATACGAGCTTGGGCATTTATTTTTACTTTTGTCATCTCCTTAGCAATCGGATTTTCTTTGATTGCACTGTAATATTTTTCTTGCCACTTAGCATATTGACCGCCATAATTGTTTAGCTTATCCGATATCATATACCATATGCCATCATCTGCCCACTCTAGTGCCATTTTCTCTTTCGCTAAAACATTCTGCAAATATTCTGCATATGCAGTAAGACAATAAGCTCCTATGTTGCATTCCTCGCTTGACAATCTTTTCAGTTGTGCAATATCAAGATTAAGATATTTTTCTACTTCTTCATTGCGTTCGATTTTTAGTCTACCAACACCCTGAATCCAGTTTTCAATATCTTCTACAAATTTATTGAATCTTTCTTCGCCATTCATCAATATCCTCATTATAGTTTAATTCTATCAAGTCTATATCATTAATCCTACACCACTCTCTTTTATCATTATCTCTTGCTTTGGCCTGATAAAACTCAAGCTTAGTCTTAAAGAAAAAAGTATTAAACTTATAGTGCTGTTCTCCATGAACTTCTACCATAATCTTTCTATTTGGTAAAAACAAGTCAGCACGAAGAACGGTTTTTCGGAATTCGCTTTTACTTCCTGGCAGCGACAACTCTTCAAGAATTCTATCAAAAGGATAAATTTCTTTAAGTAATGCTCTTGCCTTTAAATGTAGTTTTGATTTTTTTTTGCTGGAAGACTGTGAAGACGTTGGATTCCAAGAGTAAGTTTTTTCATCAAGCCCTATGATTTTCATAGTGCCTCCTTAATCTTATCCTCCATAAACTTAGCGAGCTTTGGATTTTCATTAAAAAAGTTATATAGGTTTTCCATTCCTTGAAATTTAAATCCTTTGAGTATTGATTCTGTATTTTCAGTGTCTATATCTGGATTAATCTCTTTAGCCATTTCTGGAAAATCAGCAAGAAACGAACATGTCAACCAAGCACCAGCTTTGTCAATAAACCCAAGCTCTACAGCAAGACTAAGTACTTCTTGAACTTTATCAATGCCATGACCATACCTTATATAGCTTTGCACATTGCCTCCAGGTGGCCCCATAGAAGAACAAATAATCTTCCAGTTCACAACTTGACCAATTCTATTTTTGTTTGAGTCTATCCAAGGACTAACTGCTGAAACCTTTTCTCCACCTCCAGCAATCTCCATTCTAGTATCTGCTTGATATTGAATTTTATTGCCGCCATCTGCCATCTTGGCTTTGCCAAAACCAGAAGTATTAGCGATGTAATGAGTAATAGCGATAACTAAGCCACGCTGACGAGGTAATAATTGGCCCATCTTTTTTGTGAACACAGACAAAATCTTAGGAAGTCCCGCACGACCAGGACTCATATCTCCATCTAATTCTTTAGATGGGGTAAGTGAGGATATTGAATCAATCACAAGAATACCTCTATAATAATCTGGATGACTCATCATCTTGTATGCAACTTCTAAAAAATACTCTGCCGATAGAGGCTCATCATCTGGATGCACAATCTTCATTTTAGACGGATTAAGACTTGCAACGCCAAAGTTCATTTCTTTCAGTCTTCCTTCAACGTCTAGATAAATAATAGGGCGATTTTCAGCTTGGCAATTTGCTATAATTTGCATACTGGTAGTAGTCTTGCCAGATTTTGGATCTCCAGTAAGAGTGACCCAGCTTCCTTCTTTAATGCCACCACCTAGAGCTATGTCAATAGCTGGACTAACAGATATAACATCATAGTTCTTTTTATCTTGCAATACTTTGTCGCCGTCAGAAATGATATTGCCATATTCTTTCATTAGCTTGCTCAAATAGTCATCATTCTTTGCCATTGTCTGCTTTCCTCAATTTAGATAGTAATGAATTTCTTGCGGGTCTATTTGTTCTTGGTCTAAACACCATATTATCAGCCTCAATAACCTTTTTGGCCTTCTTTGCTTCTTCTTCAATTATTTTCTTAGACTTTTCTAGCCCTTCCTTTACAAACTTATTAAGTATGATAAATTTCTTATTCTTATTAAGATAGCCCAAAGAGTATGTACGCTTACCATTTGGGCTTTTTAAGTAATGAAGCAAAGCTTTTTCGCCATAGCGTTTTATGGCCGTGTTGGCGGCACGAATTTGTGTTTGATATTCATCCTTCTGGGCCTTGTTCCAGAACTTGAAAGCAAGACTACCATTGTTCTCACGCTCTCTTCTTCTCATGCAAACCATTTCAGCCACATATTGTGCGGCAGTACATGGCTCACCCGTTGAGTAGCTTTTGAACCGTTTCGTGTTGTCTTTTTTTTGATCCATTCTTAAATATCATATTCTCAAGATTTTCTTTTGTCAATACCCTGGTGCTATGTCGTCGTTCAAAATCAGAAATAGGCCAAGTATATTTACCAACATCAATACACGAACAATCGTCACGTAAAAGTCCTACTGTTAAGGTTTGATAAGATTGTGAGTGGCTGCCATCCATTGCTTGGTCTTTAGCCACGCCACGCATTATAAGCAGTCCATCAAGTCCATTTGGGTCTTCAAAAAAAACCTCGCTAGGAGCACCAAACATATGTAAGCTTACCTTAACAGGCCACACATCATTTTCTTTGCAGTAATTTTTTAGTCTTAGAATAGGATTTTCAAATCCCGGTCTATCATAATCTCCATATACAGTTGTTCCATCTGTAAGAACTACTTCCCAGCTTATGTATAGCTTATTATAGCAAAGATCTTGTAGATAAGAATCAATTGTAGTGCATATCATATTTAATCCCTAATTTTATGAATAGAGTTTCTATATTTACGTGTTTCGTATACATTTTTTGCTTTCGTTCTATCATCTGATGAAATAGAAGCATTTTCTGTCATGGCAACAACACCATATTTTTTGTTACGTGCATACAAATTCATGGTGCTGGTTTCTTCCTGACTTTTTTCTGGCGTAGCTAAGGTTGTGCGATACTGACCTATAGAACTCTCAGAGCGATCTAACTTATCAGATAGCTCCGCATTAGATAAATTAAGATTATCTTCAATGAATTCTTTGTCCTTGTTTGATAGCGGTCCCTTTCTCATTAGCAATCTCCTTTACATTAAGTTACGTCTAGCTCTTGTAAAATAAAGAGTATTTTTTGTTTCTAGAAATTTTTTGTAATTTTTAAAAGTGTCTGAAGTTACCTTTTTAAAAGTTGCAAGTCTTTTGGCAAGCGATGTAGTCATAGAAACATTATGGGGGTCTGCTAATTCCCCACGACTATATTTTATAAAGTATACAGGCGAGCCATCTACGGTAGAACAGAAAGCAAACGCTTGATCTTTAGCAAAGACCTGTTGACCATTTTTACCAAAATACTCAGTAACAACCGTTAGTGGTGCTGGAACTCCAATTTCTTCTAGTTCTGATTCCTCAATCTTTTTCATCTTCTAACCTCTTGAGTTTTTTCTTTAGGATTTTTATAGCTTCTGCTTCATTAGCAGCAGAAAAACATAATTGTGCTTTATTACTAATGCCGTACTCGCCTAATATCTTATTGCCAATAACCTGATGATCCAAAGTTCCATCTTTATGTATTTTTCTTACATCAATTTTAAATGTTATTACAACATGATGTGGACACGATTTACGGTCTAATTGCTCTTGTTTTTTGATTAACATTAGTCACCGTTTTTAATCCAATTAAGCTGCTGTTTTGGAGTCATATTGTTAATCTTTCTATGTCTCTCGCGTGTTTCTTTATGTTTAACATGATCTTCTACCATTGCTTTTCTATCACGATCTTGTTTTTCGTAGGTTCCCATTTTTTGAGTATTACGATCAGCCAAGTGACCAATAGTTGATGGTTCACCGCGAATAGCTATTGCGGGAGGAGTAAGAAATACTTTTACTAGAGTTTTTTTTCCGCACTCTGGACATTTTAAAGTAGAAGGGGCATCATGTGCTTGAAAAATTTCAGCATAATATGCACATGGTTCACATTCAAAATCATACGTTGGCATTTTATTCTCCTTCAAAGATATAGCAGGGGCCACAACTATGGCCCCGGCTACATTATTATCAATCGAAACAAGAAAATTTTCACAAAGCAGCTAAAATGTCAGCAATAATTTTATTCCTAACAATATCTGCACCAAACAATTTGCAGACAGCAACACCATCTATTTTTTCTAATCTGGTCATGCAGTCATCAAGCCCTCCTTCAGCATGATCATTTAAATCTGTCTGGGAAATATCTCCATTAATAACAGCTTTAGAACCCATGCCAATTCTAGTTAAGAACATTTTAATTTGCTCAAAGGTTGCGTTTTGAGCTTCATCTAAAATCATAAATGAATTATGAAAATTTCTTCCACGCATATACTCTAGTGGACACATTTCAATAATATTCTGACTCTTAGAGAGATTGAATGTATCTGCCCCAAGATAAAGTTTCATTTCTTCTATAATTGGAATTAGATATGGTAGAATTTTTTCAGTCAATGTGCCAGGAAGATAACCAAGACCACGACCAGATTCTACTACTGGCCTAGTGATAATTATTTTTTCAACTTTAGCTTCTAGTAATGATTGACACGCTAAACCAACAGCTAGTGCTGTTTTACCTGATCCAGCGGGTCCGCTACAAAAAGTAACGTCATTATCAATCATAGATTTAATATATAGTGCTTGATTTTTTGATTTTGGCTTTAGTACCTTTCTTGCTGGAGGTTGAGTTTTATTATTTGACACTCTCTCTCTTTTTTTGCTCATGTTAATAAGGTCCAGTGTTGTTAATGGAGTAAATTGTACTATTTTTTGCTACTATAAAATCGCTATACTCATTTGTATATGTTAAGCTAATTTCCACATTCCCTCCCCCAGTATCTCCTCCGCTTTTTGAAATACTTGTTAAATAGTTTTTTGTACCTAAGTCCCAAATAAAATAGTCTGACCCTGTATTTCCTGTAACTTTGATTGTTTTGTTAGGATTAAATTCCCTGTCAGAATTTCCTAGAGATTGATTCGGATATATGCTTCTTGCTATGCCATTGAATGTAGCAGTTACGCTAACTGGAACCACTAGAAAGTCCCATAAGTTTATATCTGTTATGCTATCATAACCCCTCCAAATCCCTACATCGTTTAAGTTTGTATATTCTAAATCTAAAGACAGATTAATTGACTGTATGCCGTATACGGTAGAGTCATTTACTGTTAATGACGCATCGGTATTAAAAATAGCTTCTGCTTCTTGCGGCAAAGTAAAACCTATGTCTGTGCGTTTTAAAATATTTCCAGACTCAGTACTGCCATTTGCTGGCACTGTTGGTAGGCTAGCAACACTTACTGTACCGTATTCTAGCTTTTTGCATGTTAGGGTTATGCTTTCTGTAATTATGCTTGCAACATTTATATCATACGATAACGAGTTAAGCAGGCATCCTCTATAGCACACATATTTAATATTAGCAGTATCTCCAATATTAGCAGCGGTATCATCGCCATATAGGATAAAAATGTCATAATTTTTTAAACATTTTGTGTCTGGATTGTATTCCCCCTGCGACCCGATGTTATCAGAGTGCAAGATATGAGTATTGGGATAGCTGCTACTATAATTTGCTGTTGTATAAAAGGTGGAACTTGTTTTATTTAAGACTCGTGATATATTAATATTGAAAACCTTTTGGCGATCTTCATATCTGAATTTTTGTTGAAATCTGCCAGAATCAGCAAGAGAATTAGACGGAATGTCTCCATCTATGCCAACAGCTTGAACACCAGTAAGATAAGTGGCATCTGAAATACTATCTGTGGCTGGCTTAGTATTGCGTTCGATAAATAAAACTGCCTGACAAGCCCAGAATACTCTATTATTTACCATGTGTTAACCTTTTAGGAGCATCAAATAACAATACTATATACACATTGTTACTTTCCACTACTACCAAATCCACCAGTTCCTCTGTCGCTTTCATTTAGTTCTGAAACAATTTTAATGTCTGGAGAAGAAACTTTTTGGATTAATAGCTGTGCTATCCTGTCTCCAGATTTAATATGATAGTGTTCATCAACATGGTTTTGTAAAATGACACAAACCTCTCCACGATAACCACTGTCAATAACGCCAGCTAAAACATCAAGACCAGCCTTGAGTGCCAACCCAGAGCGAGGCCAAATAAGACCAACATGATTAAACGGAATCGCAATTGCGATTCCTGTTTTAACCATAGCTCTATTTCTGGATGGAATTATAGTATCTTCTAAGGCATAGAGATCATAACCAGCATCACTTTCATTAGCTCTGCTTGGCACAACTGCGTTTTCTGATAATTTAAGTACTTTCAATTCAATATTTCCACAACAGTCAGGAATTTTTATAGGCGAATAAATATTTGTCATTATATCTCCTTGTCAAATAATGTCACATTTACCGCCAGCACAAGCTATTTCCTGTACTGGATTCACATTGTTCTGTTCTTCAATAACATTAGTATAATCAACCTCTTTATATTCTCTAGTCATATCAAGCCAATCTTTCCAGTTGTATGCATCTTTCATGGCGTATGTTAACATCTTCAAGTCGCCATTCATGTATCTGTCGGCAAAACGCTGGCATCGCTCTTGATAAGCTTTCTTTTCTGTTCCCTTTATTTTTTGACCAAACCCAAGAAGACTATCACATGCCGCCCATAAATTATCTTCAAACAACTGTAAACCAACTTCAATTAGGCCGCTTACAAACATAGCCGCATCACCATAGTGCTGAATCTGCTCGCTTGGCAGATAGACAGTGGTAAATGGTGCTTGTGCATAATCTTTATCTCCAGCAATAGGCAAAAGTGACACTCCACAGAAATATTTACGGTTATCATAAATAAAGTCTGTAACAGAATCCCATTCATCTGGTTTTACATTGATAGTATTAGAAACATTATGGACTAACCACTTCTGAGTGCAAAGCTCTGGATTAGTGCCGTTCATAACCCAGTTTTGCTGTGTGCTTTTAACATATTCTAGTAAGTCAATAGCACCTACTTGATTCTTTAGCTTTGAGCCATCTGGCACTTCTACGCAAAATGCCACAACATCATCTGAATCATTATTCGACCATACGCTTTCTGCACATGCTCTTGGGTTTTCTTCTTTAAAATATTGATAGATTGGTTCCATCTTGTTGGCCTGCACACGGCGAATGTATCGCTTGGCGTGATGAGGATGAATACCAGAAGATGTCCCAAGAATACAGCTAGAGGTTCCTTCCGGCTTAACACATGTTGTACGTGCGGCCTGATTGATACCTAGCAGCTTTGCTATCTTTGCGTTAACTTCTTTAACAATAGCCGCACCCTTTTGTTGTACTTTTGGATTTAAGCATATCTCATGCTGCTCCATGATTCCTGTCATTGAAACACCAAGAAGTGCTTCTCTAGAAATAATACGCTCAGATGCTTCACCGAGATATGGAAACTTAGCAAAACCGGCTTGTAGTGTGCCAATAATGGCAGCAGATTCACAAGCCTCATAAAAATCTTGCTCTGTTTTTACTTTTGCACAATTAATAGTTGATAGATTGCAAGCTTGCCATCCAGTTTCGCCAGTTGTTTCATCAACAGGCCACATTCCAATCTCAACACATGGGTTGACAATTAGTTCTGTAGAATCTGACCATACAAATCCAGGCTCACCAAACTCCTTAACAGAAGTCATTAGTTCTGCAAACTGTTCTTTTGTTGTTTCTCCACGAATAAGAAGTGCGGAATTATTTGATCGTCCACGCTGTGGATTGTTGATAAACCAACTACCAGTTTTAGCTTTAGCCATTTCTTCATCATCTGGTGAGAACACACAGATCGTAGCACTACGACGAACGCCACCGCTGATAACAGCGTCGGCACTATACATTACAATGTCATATGCTTCAATTGGAGTAATCTTATTGCGGCCAGATTTAACAGCGTTATCAAGCACCTTCCTAATGTTATTAAGGGCTTTCTTTAGAGGTTCTGGGCCTGGAGCTTTGCCTCCGCTGGACTTTAAATAAGCACCAGCAGGACGAATCTTTGAGTAATCAAAGCTTACAGTTTTTCCATTATATTCTGAGAATAAATCGCATTCTTCAAAATAGCTTGAAACTAGAACACCAACAGCGTCTGACCAACCTTCTATGGAGTCATCAATTACAAACTTTTTTGATCCATTCTTACTTTTAATTAACGGCGGCATTTTATCTACATGATGCCGCTGGACCGAAAAGCCAGTTCCACATCCACATAGCAATAGATACATACATTCTTGAAAAAATCTTAGTCTATCAACATAAGAAGCTATGCAGTTATAGATACGAGCATTATGCTTGAAGATAGGAGAGCCACCAAACTGTAAAGCTCTCTGCGAACCAAGAATTTTTTTCTTCTTCATATCGTCGTAGGCTTTAGATATAGCCTCGGAAATTTCAACATGATTAGAGTCTTCCGGCTTAACGTAAGCGTCAGTCATCATTTGTTTTACGCGATCAACAGCTTCCTGCCATGTTTCTCTTCTTTTTTTTTCTGGAATCCATCGGGCATACTTAGATACAAAAGTGTAATTCATCAAAGATTTTATTGACATGCTTAACCGTCTCCTTCTTTATTCTTTTTTATTCTGACTCTTATGTTCTTTAGCGATATGTTAATTTCGATATCTTCCTCAGATTCGTTGACTTCTATATTATCAACAACAGACTTGATTTTGTCAACCATTTTTTGGTCTATTCCATATCCTTCTAATACTTTAGTAACAATTCTCTCTATCATTTTCTACTCTGTTCTTCTTTCTTCAACCATCCTGAGAAGATAATCAAATTTCTCTGTTATTAAGGTATTTATTGATAGCTTACAGTCTGTAACGTTGTGCTCAATTGAATCAATTTTTGCTTCTAGTTTGCCTTCTAAGGCTGTTACTTTGTTTTCAATTGAAAGCATTCGTCTATCTAGAGAATCGTTCACTTTTGACTCCAATACTACTATTTGTTTAGAATGATTTAAAATAGCTACGAGGGTCCAGCCAACGAAAGGGATAAAGAATAATCCCAAGGCTTCTAATGTGTGGTGAATCATTTCCCATGTAGATGATTCTTCTGCTAATATATACATTATATTTCTCTCTGGTTTTTAAGTTGATTAAAAAGATGGGGAGACTTCTTGCCTCCCCATCAATCATGCACTATCAGCTCCTTTGTTTATTTTACTTTAGCCTGTTATTGGCTTGTAATCAAAGAAATCTCCACCCGTTGCTACCGAAGTGTCTACAAAATCAACTTTCATTACTAGTTCACCAGGAATAGTTCTGGTTGGATTAGCGGCTGAGTCTGTACGATAACCACTTCCACCACCAACTGGATTTACCATGTTTGTAGTTGAAAGTGTTGGTAGTGAAGCTGCGACTACATTACCACCACCAGAAGTGATAGCGGCAGTCCAGTTGTAACGAGTACCAAGCTTGCTACCATCAGCCTTAATGCCGAGCCATGAGAAACGATTACCTCTCCAGAGAGTAAGAAGTTTCGCCCCGTAGTCATGCTCAAACTGAGCAATTGGACGACGCTGAGTATCTGATCCTGGGATAAGAACTGCTGTTGAAGCAACGCCAGCAATGCTGTTGCTTACTGTGCGAATTACATACTGACCCGCAGCTTCATAAGCAAAAGCTCCACCTGATACAATCTTTTGATTTGCAACAATGCCATTGGCGATAGCCTTTGGTCCTGTTGATAGAGGCTCACCAACAGCGGTATCAATAAGAGGAAAAGCCTTCGTGATGACTCCAGATGTTGTTGATGTGTTACCGAGGACTGTTCCGCCCTGTGTTTGTCCACCATAGCTGCCACCTACTGCATTTACTAGGTGTGAATTTGAACTTGGAACTGCCATTATAAAAATCTCCTTAATAATAAAATTAAATGTTAAATTTTGTTTCCTTTTTATCCTTTTACAGTCCAGGTCCATAGTAATATTTACACAGAAGATGCGTTTCTAAGATATAAAATATTGGGTAGCGGAATTGATATTCATAAACGCTACCCATATTCTTAGTTAAAATTTTTACATACCTTGAAGGCTTTCTTTATTCTTCTCCTTGCGGTTTCTCTAGAATATCCATTAGCGTTACCTATTTCCTGAATCGTCATGTTGTCAATAAATCTTTGACGAAGCACAGTTCCTAGATCGTCTGGCATAGAGTTGATAATGTCCATTGCTTCCATTTTAACTGTTTCTGAAAAGCACTTTTCTATGTTGTCAGTTGCAAAAGATTTGTTTTTTGAATCACGTTTCAGTTGATTCTTAAAAGCAAAATTTAGTTGCTGATAAAGATAAGATGTAAACTTTGCATTTCTACTTGTGTCAAATTTATCAATGCATCTCCAGAGAGTTTCATAAGAAACTGAAGAAAGATCGTCTACATCAATAGAGTTCTTATATCTTCCTTCAACTGTTCTCATTATTGAAATTATGCTGTTGTCGGCCAAACATTCTTCTATGCTTTTATTATACATGTCAATATCCTTTTCAAAAAAATAAGTTAATTATCAATACTGTCTTCAACCTCATTGTTATCATCTGAGTGCAGAACGATTCCACCTAATTTATCTTTTAAAGCTATTAGCTTATTAACGTTTTCAAGATAGGTTTTATTTATCTCGTTTGACGTAACATACTCAATAGATCCGTCTGCTGTTACCATTATAGTCCAGAATTTTTCATTGTCAAGCTGTTCTCTAACTTTGGAAACGGCTTCATATACATCGTCGTCTTCAAATATTTCATCTTTACTATATGAACATAGAACATTTTCAATACTATGTCTAACTTTTTTTATGGAAAACATCCTACCGACGCCAATAAAAAATGTATATCTGCCAATAATTTTTAGAGCTTCGACACCTTCAATGGATTCTATAGTTTTTTGTATATTTTTTGTTATGTCAAAATTAGTGTAGCCAATCCAGCAATCCCATCTTTCGCTTGGTTGCAACAACGACTGTTCATTATAAGCCCCAAGTGGAGTTTCTATCATTCTAGCCAGCCCACTGAGTGCCATAAATGGGTGCATTGCCCCATCTGCCTCCGTTTCTTCTTCGTCGTCTTCTATTAATTCAAAATCACCATCGTTAGCGTATCTTTCTTCTTCTAGTGCGTTCCAGCTTTCCCAGGCGATTTTGCGTGATTTAAACATTTCTATCTCCTTGAGCAGTTGGCTTAAAAACGATTTCTTCATCGTTTAAATTATCTAGCACTTTTGAGTGTATGTTTTTCAGTATAGAATTAAAATTTGTCATCCTATCTTCAAGTACACACTGCTTATAAAGAACAGCTAGAATTCTCTCAATTAAATCTTCGTGTTTAAGTTGATAGAATATTTCTGCTATGTTTTCTATGCCTTTATCATTGTCTTCCCAATCAGCGGCAAAAGCTATTGTTTCTGCTTTTTCATCCCAATAAATATATAACTGAGACTTAATTTGACCAAAAGCTTGTTGATCTGATTCGCTCTGATAAGATTTGCTCATAGTATTTATCCAACTTTATATCTGAGTTTTGGGATACAAATTTTCCATTTTTTTCTACACCCATTATATCAAATAGCTTGCAAGAGTATATAGCTTCACACTCTGTCGGTCCAGATTTTCTAAAATCTATTAATTTAATTGTAGCCCAATCAAAATAAATAGTCAAATGTTTCTCAAATAACTCTTTTAATGTTTCTTTTTCGTCTTTAGTCGATATGTAAATAGAAGGAATTTTATTTTTATTGTCAACTAAGAACTTAAAAAAGTGATCACTATCTATTGGTGCGTCTTTGCGAAACATTGAAACTAGTAAAGATATTTTAGTTCTCATCTGAATCAGCTGTAACCTCTGGTGAAACTTCAGTATTTTCTACTTCTGTTTTACTAGATGTGTATTGCTTATATATGTTTTCTAGAGCCTGAATTTTATTTAAAGTAAACACATAACTTTCAAGAGCCTCATTCAGTTTTGTGACACTATCTGTATCATTAGAAGATGAAACAATACGATTAATCTGAAAACCTACTTCTTCAAGAGTATTCTTGTATCTAGAGTGTAGCAGTCCAAAAACTTCCATTTAATTCTCCTTTTAATTAGTTAAAAACCAAGCTATACCATTTAGCCTGTTGATTATTTCCTGTTTTTCTACAGCGGTAATACTATGTAATTCTTCCCCTGTTACTTCCATTATAGCCTCTACGAGAAATTCGTCAAGCATCTCATACTTTCCCCTCATGGAATCACCAAAGAAATTTTTCGCAGCAGAAACATATATGTCATTAAACTCCTGCTGATTAAAAGAGGACCAATTTGCCATTCTATCAGCACACACCATGTTGAAGATTGCAATACTTAGACGATCTTCATCTACTGTAACTATATCGGCAACCTTACTTACCGCACTTGAAACATTCTCTGAAGGCTGAGATAGTCCTAGATTGACTACCTCAACCTCGTTGAGAACTGTAAGTGTTTCCAGCACATTCTTGCCAAATATGCCGAATAGAATAATCGCAACTCCAGCAAGACGAAATAGAGCATTATTCATTTTTTACCTCGACTAGCATTGGAAATACTTCATCTAATTTATCACATGCCTTATGTAAACTAGCATCATGACATGCAATTCGTAGTCTTTCCCATTTTGCAACAATTGCGGTTAGTTTAGCTTCTTTCTTTTGTTTGCTAACTTTTATTCCAGCTAAAAATTTTACAACTTCATTCTTGAAAGAGAAGCTTACAAACACAACACCAACAGCAATCATTATCCATTGCGTGGTATCAACTTTACTTAAAAGTTCTGACAACATTACTACTCGTCCTTTGCGTTATTACGTGCCCACTTGACTACTGTGTCAATAACTACAGCAACAACTGGAACAAGTAGAGGCCCATAAACACCTAAATCTGCACTTGCTAAATTTTCACCAACAAACGTTAAGCCAGCAGCGAGTGCCACAAGAGCAGCATTCTTGCCTAGAACTAGGACATCGTTTACGTTAAGAGAAAACGCTTTTGAGTCCTGAACAGTTACCTTTGCCATTTTAAATCTCCTTATCGTGATTGTAAAATAAACTCTTTCGCATGATATGGGCATGGCGTACTGTGACCATCCCCATGTGTTATCTTGCCACTACCCTTACAAGCACACTTATCAGGATCTGGATCTGGTTTCGTGCTGTCTGGTATAATTGGCACAACTGGCACATCCTTGAGCACTTCTTGTTCAGCAATTTGAAAAGCGTTGTTAGCACTTTTAGTTTTGTCGCTGATATCCTTTTGTATTTCTACATTCTTAACAGTGCAGCCCGCAAGCAACACTAATGTCAATAAAAAATATTTCATTCTTTAGAATACCTCATCTATGGTCCAATCGACATTACGTGGCGGGAAACCATCTACGTCGCTAAACACCCAAGCACCACCACCCCTGAGCATTCCTGCGGCATCACCTTGGCGAATCCAGAAACTGCCGTCTGGCTGGTCAAGTCTCTTAGGACCGCCATTCCACTGGCCCCATGAATTTTGGACCAAGAATAATGTCTCATTATAAATCTCACGAGAATCATCCATAGCTACCCACGCCATCGCGTGACTCCATGAGCCAGATTTTCTAGCTATGCCATGCTTGTCTCTACGTGATGAAAATCCATAACCACTACATACACTTATGGCATATCCATTGGCAATAGCGTCCCGTGCTTCTTCTACGCTACGAATATTACTGATTGTTTTTACCTGATGCTTTGCTCCCTCCTTGGTTACATCAGATGGAACACCACGCCTGCCCCATCCAGCACCAAGACTTCCATTATACTTGGAAAGATCAACAAATCCATAGTCTTTTCTTAGAAGAACGCCGCCCTTTTGGTGTACCCATCGAGCAGCACCAGAACATGACATGCCCTGACCACCATGACCTCTCGATCCATAAATACCTTCTGTAGCACTTCTTGTAATCCATGACTCACGCTCACCACCAACAATTTCAGTACTACGTGTTACATCAATTGCGTTGCGAGTGGAGTGACTTACACAATTATGTGCTATGCATCCATTTGCTAAGAAGGCATGTTCTTTGCATTCAACTCCTATATCATAAACTTCATGTGGTCCTTCTTTTATTTCTGTTGAAGAAACAGGAATATATAGTTCATCATCTTTTACGAACGAATAGTTTTTCTGTTTATCAAAAATACAAATAACTCTATAAGATTGAGTCTCTTTGTATGCCCCCTTTGCTGATCTATGAAAATAATTTATAGTTGGCTTATAGCCAAGCTTTAAATAAGAATAGTAAACGCCATAAGCTAGGGATATAGATGATGAATCAAATATTTGTTTTCTACCTTTATTCATTCCGTCTGAAGCTACTAATCCATTAATAATATTAATAGATCCAATGGCCCAATTTGGAAAAATCTTTTTCTTGTTATTATCATAACACATTTCTCTTAGGAAAGACGCTAACTCTGGACACCAACATCTTAATCTAAAAGCAGTAGTTTTTGATTTACTGTACTCAGATTTTCTTACATTAAATCCAAATTGCGATAAGTATTCAGAGCACATATTAAAAAATGTCTCTTGATGCTCTGCAAATGTTATTTCTAATTGTTTGTCATCACACCATCCGTCACCAAGAAAATACCCAAGAAACCATTCAAATCCATTTTGCATGAATTTGCTAATAGGTTTTTCTTTTGTTGATAAGCTGGTTGGTGTAATTAAATAGTCGCCCTTTTTAATTTCCTGTGCTGTTACCCATTTTTTAGTTAGTACTTTAGTAATTGTAGTACCATTTAGGTTTTCTTCTTTTCTGCCTATTAGAACCCTATGATCAGAAGTAACCTTTAATGGTATACTGCCTCTTGTTTTAATAGTGATCAATGGATTATTAGAAATTTTAACCTGAGTACTAATAACCTTCGTAAGTTTACCATTGCTATCATAAATAGTATCGCCAACATTTATGTTATTGATAGTTTCGCAATGATCATTTTTCATAATAATGGTACTACCATCAAGGCAGTCACCCGTGACCTGACGTTCGCTTGGACCAAAGCCAGGATCAAACTTTTGTACGTTTTTGTATAACAGCACACGCTTTCCTTCGCCGCTGCCAACAAGACCCCAAGCAGCAGCACCGAATATAGGATTCGGAAGTTCGCCAAGAAGCTTTGCTGTATCTTCTGGATCACAATAGCCCCCAGTAAATCCATTTTTATAGGCGTCAAGTAAGCTTCTTGGTGTATTAAAGTCTACAGACATTTACTAGCTCCTTAGTTGCGTTCTCCCATGAGAATTTTTTACCAGTTTCTATTCCTTTGTGGTTTATTTGCAGCTCGCCAGATTGTTTCTTCTTATGAACATCAAGCATATAGTTCTTTAATTGCTCTATTTGGTTATCAGCGATTTCAGCCCAAAAACCCACATCACCCCTAAAAAAAACACCATCAAATGCAGTTTCTAAATTATCTATTTCAATAAGCATGGAATTTTCATTATTGCAGAATTCAGTGTGTGCAGAATAGGCGGTTGTTATAACTGGTTTTCCAATAGTCATCATTTCAAGTACCTCCAGATTCCAGCCTTCAGCCTTAGAGGGGAACACCCCACAATCAGCAAGCTTCATGATATTATACACATCTTGATGGGTCTTTTGCCTTGGTATTATGCGTATCTTATGTCCAAGAGGTGAATTTTTGTATAGATTATTCCAATCATCATTTCTTTTCCCAAGAAATGGATTTTCTGCCATGATCCATAGCTCTACATCGTCATGTTCAGTGAAGGTATCGTTAAATGCTTGTAGCAGTATGTCATGACCCTTTCTTTTTTCCCACTTTCCACAATTAAAAAATACAGTAGTAGATCTAATATTTATTGGTACTGGTTTAAAAATATCACTGTCTACGCCAAGTGGAACAACATGAACTTGTTCATCGTTGAATTTAGTTTCTTCTATTATGATTTCTTTAGCCCACTTAGAGCATACTATGATTTCATCACAATGATGTAGACTTACTTTTTCGTGGGTGCTAAAATTATTTAACTCAAAGATAGGAAACCCAAAATACTTTCCTCTGCCTATTCGCTGCATTAAATCATGTTGATGCCATATTTTTACGCAAGGATATTCTGGATTGTGATATAATTGATTATTTAAAGCCGCATGAACAACGCCAGTTTCATCTACTGGCTCAACCTTGTTCGCTATGGGGTATAATGTGACACGTTGATTATGTTTATAAAGCTGCTTAGTAAAATTAAGTCCAGCATATCCATATCCAAGTGTATTTATTGGTGCAATCAAATTGATCATTTATTAATCCCTTTTAAATAATTGTAACAGCCTCAAAAATTCTTTTGAATTTTGTTTAGTTATGCTGCCAAAATGATGAAAAATGTGGTTTTTGCTCCATAAATCTTTTAGCGTTAAGGTTAAGTTTGTATTTCCCCATGTTGTAGAAGATATTGCTTTTCTTGAATCCTCAAAATCAAATAATACATTAACATCATGTGAATTTAAATATGTTAAATACGCAGTAAAGAATGTTTCATCAGATATTCCACCATGTTCAACTTTTTCTGTTGTTAATTTATGTATCTCTGCCAATCCCTCTGGAGTTGAAACATCCCATCCAATAGAGTTAAAAAAGTCTATAAAATTCTCACACCCCTGTCTGCTAAAGGCAAAAAAGTCTGCTGTTGCATCTGTGTATTGATGCAGGCTTTCTGGTATAGCCATTTCTGTTAGCATTATTTTATTAAGACCATGACAATGTTTAATTTTATCTTTCTCAAATAATTGCTTACTTGGTTTCCATGTATGAGGAAATACAACATCACTTTTTAAGTGATCTCTAATGTTTATGTGAGGTCTTAAAACAATATAATCTAAATCTGTTACTATCATCATGTCATAGTCAGTTTTAAGAAATTCAGACATGTATAGTATTCTAGACGACATCATGCCCCACCAATTATACCCTCTTAAGTCTAAATATTTTTTTATTGATGAATTATTTTTGTATGACATGTTACATATTTCAATATCATATCTATGATAGTAATTTTCTAGACTAGCAACTGATTCATCAAACCAAATCGGTTTATCTTCGTAGCCATCATAATAGTATGCTATTGTTTTCATAGCTTTAACTCCCCATATTGAATTGTTTGCTTGGCTAGTAGATAATTAGGTATAACCTTTGTATACGTTTCTTCATTGTTCATTTTATTATTTTTTGACAGTATGTCCATGTAGTCATTGTTTAGCAAATCTAAATTGAAAAAATTACATATCTTTTTGAAGTTGTTTGTGTCGCTATAAAGATTTTCATATGACATGGTTATAACATTATCAAAATTCTTTATGTAGCTATGCCATTTTTTCACAAGACAAATAATATCTTTTACATCTTCAATTGCTTCTTTGATTTGTATTGCTGGTCTTTCTTGATTATAAAATGATTCAATATCATCTTTATCTATGCTATGGTTTCCATGAATATTAAAAATTTTTTTTGGATTGGTACTGCTCATAAAAAAAGAAACATACTGATCAAATATATTTTCACGATATAGAAATAGTATCTTAGAGGATTTACTTATTATGTGTTTATGTAGTTCTTCCGTTGCTTGATCATAAACTATGTTTTTCACTACATTAATTTTTTCTGAAATTATGTCTATTTTAGATTTGCTGTTTTCAAGTTTTTGTAAATCGTGACAGTCACTAAACTGAGTAAATGGCTCATAGATTACTTTTGTTTGATCGTAACTTAAACAGCTATCTTTAATTGCGGTACATAAAACAGTAGATCCGCATCTTCCGTATGGACAAAATATCAAATTCATAAAATGTTCTCCAGCTTTGAATGCAGGTCTTTGGCAAAGTAGCTACCGCAAATCCATTCTTTATTCATGTTAGACAAGTAGTCATGTGTCTGAATGATTAGACTGTCATCTATGAGCTTATAAGCAGCATCTTCTATGTTATCAAAGTAAAAAGGATAATCTTCACCAAGATACTCTACAACTGCTGGTATCCTATTTACTAGGATTGGTGTGTTTCTAGCTATAGCTTCGACAATAGCATTATTCGCAGAACTATCATAAAGATCTAGGAATATGATACAACTAGAAAGCATATTGTCAAAATCTTCATTGGAAATGTGGCCCATTTTTTTTACTGCTGACCATTGATATTTAGTCTCCCAAAAAGATAATCTGGTTCTTTCTTCTATAGCCATAAGTGTCGCTGAATAGTTTTCATCTGATGGCAACCAATACTTCTGCCATTTAGTGCCAGTTCGCAGTTCGCAAATTGCGAACATTTTCCTAAGCCAGTATCCTAACTGCACTACTTTTCTTTTATTGCAAAAGAATAGTTCTGGCTTCCATTTATGCTCTGGCTTTTCTGTTGGATGCTTAACCGATATAACTGGAACTGGCACTTGCGGTTGTAGCCAATCTTTTAGATAGTCTGAAAGTGTAACTAGAGCCTTGCATGTTTCAAGAGACTTTTTAAAAACTCCACGATTCAAAATAGCCTGTGGGCTATTGATAAAATCAAACCACTCTGGAACATTCGGCGGGTTATGTAAAAACCCTATCCATTGTCTCTTATATGGTAAATTATGTTCATTTTTTTTGAAATATTCTTTTATATTCCAGGCAAAATTTCTTTCTATAAAATCATCTACAAATATGCCGCTATTAGAATGTAGGGGCTTGAGTGTGTTCATGCAGTAAGACCATCCAGAGCGATGAGCTTTAAAACCTTGAGTCTTTGATAAATCAAGCCTAATCATATTACCTTACTGCCAATCATGCCTTCATAAAATCCAATCTGATATTTACATTTGGTTAACACCAACATCTCAGCGTATTCACCGTCAGATTCTGGGGTTTTTTCAAATAGCCACCTTGGCATTGTATTATCAAACATTTCTGGACTATTTACAAATCTATCAAAAAGCTCTTTACGCTTATCCCCAATAGATTTATATGAAACAGCAAGACCATCTTGATATCCAAGATTATAATAATAATCTGATAAAATATCTATTGTAAGATCTGATTTATCAAGAATTTTAGCTTTAATTAATTTGCTAGAATAGTATATTTTAAAATGTTCTGACAGTGCGGAAAGAAATAAGCTATTATCTGGACTTATGTGTCTTGGTCCTTTAGTTGGCTTATACATAAATTGATTATATGCTCTGCCAGCAATAACGCATCCAACAATACTTGGAAATGAATTATGCTCGTTGGTTATGTCAGACACAACACTGCTGCCAAATTGTAGTTCGTATGTGTGATATGTTTTTGAAAATCTAGAATCTAAAGTAGGATACACTGGACCACACAAAACACCAGCGTCCCTGAATAGATTATTAAATGATACTACTCTGTTTATAAAGTCTTCTGGAACATATGTATCTTCATCAAGTATTGCAACTAAGTCCGCATTAATATTTTGAGGAATTTCACTAACATGAAGATTGTTTACTTCTCCATCTAGACCATAGTCATGTATTTCTTTACTTAGTCCTGAACAAGGAACCATAAACTCTTTGCGGACTGTTATTTGCTGTGGTCTTTTTCTTTTTTCTTTTTCAATTATTAATACTACAATATCTTTCATTTTTACCTTATGTTTTTTTCAATCCAAGTTTTCCAAATTGTTTTACTGTATCCAATAAATCTGTCTTTTTCTTCTTTGTTTTCTTTGAAAACTATAGTTGTTGGTACGGAAGTAATATTCCATTTCTTTTTTAATTCTGGATCTAGATCTATGTCTACTATCGTTACTACATGACCGCTTTCTTTTAGTTCATCATAGTATCCAGATTTTAAAAACTCTTTTAGTTTTGTGCAGGGTGGACACCAAGATGCAGAAAAAATTAATATGTCATCTGCAAGCACTTTAGACGTTAGTAAAAACACAGCAAAGAATAATAAAAACTTTTTCATAACAACCTCCTGCAAAAATCGCATCACTCGTACTGTATCAGATTAGACACAAATAAAGAGGAGCGGAAACATTTGTCACCGCCCCTCAGTAAATCACCCATATCTTGCTTCATCTTCTGGAGTTACGCCAGAAATTGGAGTTGGTTCTGGCTCAGGTTCCGGCTCGGGTTCTGGCTCGGGTTCTGGCTCAGGCATAGGAGGAGGAACAACGGGTGCTGGGTTATCGCTAGTCTCACGAACAAGAGCAGCACCAAAAGCACCTGGAGCAGCAGGAGGAAGTGTATCAACTGCTACAAACCTAAGAAAAGCTGGCTCACTTACGTTACCAGCGTCGTCTACGTCTACAAGTGCAAGGTTAACATTGTCGTCTTGATTAAAAGACAACTCACCGAGATCGGTGGCCGTTGATGGAAACTCTTTAGTCTCTACTAGGCTATCATTTACTTCTACTGTTAAAACACGTTTTACAACGTCTGAATCAACAGCAGCACCGACGGAAAGCTTATAAACTAGCATTGGATCTCCTTTGATCAAAGTTTGAATAAAACCCACAGGAACATTTACAAAACTTTTTTTTGACTTAAAATTAATAGCGAACAAAATTAAAGTCTGAACAGCAATAATGCTCCACAGAAAATAATGTTGATTGTCACCATACCATGTAATAAGTTCTTTAGTCATGATTTGCTCAAGAAAATTTTGTTTACTTTTATTTTTAATTGTTGATAGACATATTCTGCCAATGCCACTGACGCATTATTATCACTTGGATAATGAACACCTTGTTTTATCCTAGCTTTTGCTGTATCTAGTTTAATTTTTTCAAATTTGTTTTTTAACGATGGGTATTTATCAGATAATATATTTGCAACTAAAGCACTATAAAAAGTATGACCAGAAGGGTAAGATGGAGTGTGTATTGTTTGTGTGACAATTACATCTAGATTTAGGTCATAGTATTTTGCTAATTGAATTGGTCTTGGTCTATTGTAATAGTTTTTCAAGTTCATTAGAACTGGTCTAGTTACATTATAAAAAAAGTCTATATATGGTTGAGGATATATAAGTCTATTTTTTTTCATCAAGTCTATATAATATTGATCAATGTCTTCATCATGACCGTAGACGAGAAAAAGATCTTTTCTATTTCTGTTATTGGTTTCATTCTGTATTAATTCAAGCTCTCTTTTTGTGGTTTCGCTAGAGTTTTTTGGCGGGGGAGTTAAAATTTTTTTCCAATCAAAATCAATAAGGTTACTAACTCCCCATTCGTATGTTTCGCCAGTATATACTTCGGACTCTAGCTTATTAAAGCTAAAAAACCTTAAAACATTTACCACTTTTTACAACTCCAGTACCTTGCTTTCCATTTTGGTCCAGGTGTATCACACTTATGTCTAGCTCTGAAACTACGACGCCTTGCAGGATCGTCTCGTTTAATTTCCATGTTAGGATCACCAAAACGTACAATGACAACATTTCCGCTGCCGTTCTTAGTATAGACAGCAAACTTCTTTGGGCCACTTGGAGTGCGAAATGGTTTATTAAGAGTTACCTTACGGCCCTGATATTCAGCGTTCTGTGCCTTCTTCCAGGCTTCTGGATCTGGACGATCTTTATCTCCTGGCTTCGCTGGCTTATAATCCTTGCCTTCACGCTCTTTTTTTCTGCGAATATTTTCCCATAGTCCAGGTTTTTCCTTAGCTACATCCCATTCGTCATAGATGGGAGGGGCTGAAGCTTCTGTTTCCATTTCAATATAGTCTTCTTCTTTTGGTATGATAAAATTGTCTACTGTAAGATCTTCAGTATACCCGAAATTATCGTACTCATAAAAAGCTTCTGCTGCTTCCATAATGTTTGCTTTTGACTGACGAATGCAAATAGCATAACGCTGACTGTTGTCTGAGTATTCTTCGTTCATTTTTGGATCGCTCATACAACGAGCCATAAAGTCTTCTTTGGGTTCTTTGTTTTTTGGGTTTGGAATCGGCATAACAATAGTCCTTTTCTCATGAGTTAATATGTGGAAAACAATCTTCAAATAATTTTTGCTCATCTTGATAATAACTATTTTTACACATTTTAGCCACTAATGATTTGGCTTTTGCTCTTTTCATTCCAATATGAACTAATCCACCAACAACTAAATCAATAGTTTTTTGGGCGGTTTGTACTGAAACGGGTTTGCTCTGATTTGCTATGTTATTTTTGATAGGTTGCTCACACATAGAAACCTCTACAGAGATATTGTTTTGTGCAATTATTAAATTACCCCAAAGCCAACCACAAAAATAGACAATAATACCACCAATAAAACCATAAATAAGCATTACTTCCTCTTTTTTGCTCGCGTTTTTCTATAGGTACGAATATCTGAAATTTCTTGCTTTTGTTTTGGTAATTTAGATAACTCTATTCTTTTTATTTCAGCTTCAGAGCTTTGTCTGATAATCTGTCCTTCAGAATTTAAGCGTTTCTCAGCTTTTCTTCTGATATTATCGGCTTCTCGTTCTAATCTCTTTAGCTGTGACTCATTATACCTTTTGCAATGATTTTGCCAAGCTTCAGTTTCACGAAAAAATTCTTTCTGTCTTTTTTTATTCATGTATTGTTTCCAAGTTTATTTTTCAATTTGCATATCTCCTTATCAATTTTCTTCTTCTTTTTTGTAAGCTCACGATAATCTGAAGAATTTAGTTGAGGTTGATAAAGTCTTTCAGAAATTCTTGAAAGCTGTTCTTCCATTGAATGAATTTTAGATAGAATGCTTTTGTTAGTCATTTTTTACCCTTTTAAAAAATAGAGAGGCATCTACTATAGATACCTCTCCACTGCTACTGATATTCCATCAAAATCTTCTTGGCTAAATCAACATCATTAGCACAAGACAAAAGAAATCTTCTAGCGTTCGCATGGAGTTCTTTTGAATCAGAAACAGCTCTGTCCCTATATCTGCCAAGCACAGCGGCTACCTGCTGAACAGAAACAACCCGCCCGTATTTTGCTTCTAAGTGTTTAGTCCACCACTTATTAGTATGGTTATGACCAACAACTTTTACTTCTTCTCTAATTAGATCCGCATTAGTGATTCTGCTCATGAATAATCTCCTTCTATGCCTTAACGGGCTTTACTACCTTAGAGAATGTACTTGGTAAGACACTATAGCTAACCCGATTATTACCCTCTTTATCTTCCCAAGACCTTTGACGAAGACGACCATCAATAATAACACGATCACCCTTGGAAAGGTCTACATTACGAGAATAGTCAGCATGACTGCCCCATCCATCAACATCTAGGTATAGAGTTTCTTCACGCCCATTGCCAACCTGTTCATTTACTGCAACGCGAAAAGTCACTAATTCCTTATCAGAAACGTTCTTATATTCAGGATCACGGGTAAGATTACCCTTTAGCAAAACTCTGTTATTTAGCATAAATAGCTCTCCATTATAAATCAAAAACACACATAAAACAGCCACGATGACTGTATTGTATTATCAAAGACAGAAAGCGAAAACGCACATCATAATTTATTCAGCCAAACATTACTTCCTGTCAAATCTTCTAAGAATTTTTTGGCATCCTTAACATCATAAAAATCCCCCATAGCGTAATATTGAGTTGGATATTTAGGTGCAGATCCTTCTTCCTTATCATAAAGGCCATAAACTCTATAGAATATTTCATCTGTATCATCATATTCAGCAAGATATTCTTCTGAATTTCTTATGTGAATTATCTCTGTTCCTCCTCCAGATAACCATATTTCACGCAGGGTCATTATTTCAAATCCAAAAAACTTTGATTTGTAATTTGGATTGTATACAAACGCATTACATATCATTGTGTCCTCTGCAATTAATAAAGCTTTTGCTTAATAAATTAAGTGGAGGCGAGGGGAATCGAACCCCTGTCCAGAATAAATGCCTATATAAACTTCTACATGTTTATCTAATCTTATTTTCTCGACCTCTTGACTCAAGACTAGCAGAACGTACAAGCGTCCAGCAACTATTGCTTAGGTCAACATCGTTGCTATGCTGACAGCAGGAACATTTTACAGCGATTTTTCGGACCCTAGTTCCAGCGGTTCCTAAAATCGTCGTTACCTTCTCAGGCAGCGAGAGCTAGATGAGTTTCGCCATCTAAAGCGTTTAGTCCAGTTTTAACGTAGCCTCTAGACCAACTACGACATGCAATCTATATTTCTTTTTATCTGTCGATACCTTTACGCCCCCTTATGTATTCTCTTTAAAAACAATTCTCTTAATTCTTCTAGCTAGATTTGCAGCACCGACAATTCTACCTTCAGTATAATCATCAAGACCATACCCTAAAGTTCTTTGCCTGTTTGCTTGTTCCTGTAGTGCTTTATTGCAAATTTTGTAAACCTCATCTAACTGTTGTTGTTGCTGTTTAGTTAAGTAATTTGTGCCTTTATGTATCATACTACAATGTCCTTTATCAGCTTTCCTCCATCAATAATTTTTACGGGTCTATTGCCAGGGGCCATTAGAACCTTATTCGGATCAATTCCAACCAGTGAGTATATTGTAGCAGCCCAATCTGCAATGTCAACTGGATTTTCTGAAGGCTCACTACCAGTGGCATCACTCTTTCCATAAATTAATCCACGCTTAATACCACCGCCAGCGAGTACTGTACTATATACTTTAGGCCAATGATCACGCCCGCTAGTAGGATTAATCTTAGGAGTTCGACCGAATTCTGTGCCAACGATAACAAGAGTAGAATCAAGCATTCCTCTGTTGTCAAGATCATTTATTAATGCTCCAAAGGCTTTGTCAAATGGTGGTAAATTCCTCTGCATCTGTCCAGCAATACCGTCGTGATGATCCCATCCACCATATGTCATCGTCACAAACCGTACTCCAGCTTCAACTAATCTTCTGCTTAAAAGCATTCTCATGCCAGCAGCATTTTTACCATACATATCCTTTGTTTTATCATCTTCCTGGTTCAAATCAAAAGCATTAATAGCACTATCGGAGGACATAAGATCAAAAGCATTCTCGTAAAAAGTGTCAAGTGCTGTAAGTTTGTCTGAAGCTTGCTCTTTACTAAACTTATTGTTGACAATATCGAGCATTTCTCTTCTTTTATCAAATCTTTTAAGCGTGATGTCGTCTGGTAAACGTAAATCCCGAACCTTAAAGTTTGGGCTTTCAGGATTACTACCAAGGCTAAAAGAAGAATATGAACTACTAAGATAGCCAGTACCGGCAAATTCATTAGCAACTTGCGGAACGGAAACGTATGGAGGTAAATTATTTCTTACTCCTAACTCATGGCTAACAATAGCCCCGAAACTTGGGTATTGCAGGGCAGGGGAAGGTCTATAACCTGTGAACATATTGTTCGTCCCACGTTCATGGGCTGTTTCGCTATGGGTCATAGAATTAATAACTGTAATTTTATCAGCAATCTTTGCTGTTTCAGGAAGATACTGACTAAATACTTCTCCGGTTAGATTTGTTTTTACTACAGAAAGAGGGCCACGATATTCTACGGGTGCTAGAGGTTTTGGACCAAAAGATTCTTGGTGTGACATTCCTCCAGGCAGATAAATATAGATAACAGATTGTGCTTTAGCGTTAGGATTAATAGCATCCTCTGCTTTAGCTTTTAAGTAAGATGGTAAAGACAAACCAAGACCACCAAGACCGCCAATAGTTAAAAAGTTTCTTCTATTCATTCCATTCCTCTTACATTTGGATAGTTTGTCTTGAACCAATTACAAGTACTTCTTATTCCATGTATAAGTGAAGTATACACATTAAACCCAAGCTCTTTTAATTTTGAATTGGAGCTTGGTTTTCTTATTTGACCTATTGGCTTACTGTCATCATACACTATCGTCCCATTGAAGTCAAGAGCTTCAGAAATAATTTCTACAACATCTGCCAATAAATACTCTACAGAATTCCCAATATTGATTGGAGATTCATCATCGTAGTTTTCAACACAGAATAAAATCGCCCTAGCAATATCTTCTGCATAAGTAAATTCTCTAAAAACTTGCCCGTTGCCCCAAACCGAGACAGTTGGACTATTAGAAATCTTGGCTTCCCATATTTTCCTAATTAGTGCGGGGATAACATGACCATTAGTTAAATTGAAGTTGTCATGTTCACCATACATATTGTTGGGAATAACAGAAATATAGTCCAGCCCATATTGGTTTCGTATTGCTCTTGTCTGAACATCAACCATTCTCTTGGCATAAGCGTAGCCAAAGTTAGATTCATGTGGTGGCCCATCATGAAGCTGATCTTCAGTTAGTGGGTAGGTTACATATTCCGCTGAAGGATAAATACAAGTAGAAAGGCACGATACCAGCTTTGGCACTCCCCTTAGACTACATGCTTGCATTATGTTATTGTTCATAACAGAGTTTAGGTGATAAAACATAAATGGCTCATAAATGTTGGCTTGAACGCCACCAACTTTTGCTGCCAAATGAATAACTACATCTGGCTCATAAGCACCAATAACAGATGACACTTCCTCGTAATTAGTGCAATCCATTTCATTTCTATCTGGATAGATAGCGTCTGGTATTATTCTTTTAAAAGCGTTTCCTAATAATCCATTACCGCCAGTTATTAAATATCGCATTTACTTCCAAACTTCTACTGGTTGCCAAACATTGTAGGTTTCTAGCGTCTTTTCATTTACTATGTATAGTCTACCAAATAATCCAGTTTTTATTACTGGGCGATTCACTTCTATGACATGCGGGATAAGAAAATATTGTATATGTTTTACAGCAGGCTTTTCCAGAGGAACAACAATTTGAGGTTGTGGCTGCGTGAAAATAAACGCTGAAGGCTGCACCACTACTGGAGCAGTGTATACTTGAGAAAATGCAGTGACAGAGCAACATGCAAAAAATAAAGTAAATAATAGTTGTTTCATTTGTGTTCCTTCTCTATAAGCGTCTTCTTGGTTTCTTCAATTTCAGAAGATATGCCAAAACCATGAGAAGACTGAGTATAAAATTTATCACCATCCTTAGTAATAATTTCCATTTTTGAGCTATCCATCCACATTAGTATAACTGAGTTTTGATCAAAATTCTGCCAATATCCCCAATTGGTTAAAAACCCATCTGGATCAACATCTATCATTAAACCATCATCAAATAATCTTATAGCACCCCAAGATCTACAGTCCCATCCTCCAACAGCCCAGTGTTGATCGGCAAGAACATCGGAACACCATAAACACATAATCAAAAAAATAGCTTTCATAATAAATCTCCGTGTTTATTATATACACACTATTCAAAAGGTTCCTATCGGAGTTGAACCGATAACCTATACTTTACAAAAGTATTGCTCTGCCAATTGAGCTAAGGAACCAAAAACTTGAATTCTCACAGATAGTTATAAACAATTTCAGAAGTTTTGTCAACATTAAAAACAAAAAAAAGACCCCAGATTTCTCCAGGGTCTTATTTTTAATCTTTGTTTATCCTCTCTCCCAAAATAATCATATATACTGCAATTACTGATAAGGGGAGAAGATAGAATATAAAAAACAGAGATAGTCCCATTACTGTTGTGCCACTTCTCCTCCTGCACGGGTAATTAGTGCAGCGAATACTCTTAGATCAATATCCTCACTAACATAGGCGGTTGAACCATCTGTTCTGGTTACATTCATGCCACCAGGATGCCACGAAAATGCTTCACCATTATTGGTCTTGTTCATAGGGTGGCCCATGTTTCTAGCAGCACCCTTATCGCCATTAGCATCAATAGGATGAAGCTTGAACGGACCAAGACTATCTGCCCAGCCAAGACACTGATTAATAACGTCTGGAACAACCTGTGCTGGAGTACCCTTAACCCAAGTTGGCCTTGATGCACATTCTGCTATAAGAAAAGTCTTGCTTGTTCCATCTCTAAACTGACCCATAGTAGTAACACGATCTTTAATTAAAGCACCATCTGCCTCTGGCCCCTTATTAGCATATGGATCTGGATTAAGAACCTTATTCTTTACACCAGTAAATACCTCATAATCCGTGCGACCAAAAGGTACACCAGTGTTTAGTGCTGGTGCTGTAGAGTCTGAATCTCTTGATGGTCCATCTGGAAAATTTGTCCATTCTGATCCATCATAAGAATTAGAAGGACACTGGAATACCTTTACTTGCTGTTGTGCAATAAAAAGATTTTGTCCTTCCCACCAATGTAAATTCTTATCATAATTATCTGCTAGTGCTGCCTCTTCCATGTACGGTAGAAGATCAACTCTCCATGATCGCTCTGTTCGTGCTTTATTATCAGCAGGAGCAATTGGAGTTACAGAAGGGTCAATAGTATCAATAGTCCAACATGCTGCTGGAAACTTTTGTGTACCATTTTCAATATTATGTGCAGCCAAACCAAATTGACGCATATTGCTCATGCAATTCGCTCGTCGTGCTGCTTCTCTTGCAGATTGCACTGCTGGCAATAGAAGACCAACGAGAACACCTATAATAGCAATAACAACCAGTAGTTCGACTAGGGTAAAGCCCTTCTTTTTCATTTTAAAATCCTTTGTTAGTGTAAATACTTTAACCATTGAAACCTATTATACCCATTTATCAATCTAGATCAATTGTTAAAACATGTTAGAATTGTGTTAGCGAGATTGCTCAGAATTATTCCTCTGGATACCAAAAGCTACAATAAAGCTGTCCATCGTAACGATCTATTTCTGATTGGGGATATCCTTCTTTAACTAACCAATCATACATTGTTCCTTCTTCTTTATTGGGATCATAAAGCTTAGGAAAACCATATCTGTGTCCGCTTGGAGGATCAACCATAATTGGACGATTACAAGCCTTATTTTCTTTGTTATCCATCTGCTTCTCCATGTTTAATAGTGTTCTTCAGTCTCAAACAAGAACATTTTATCAAAACACTCTCCACAAATACCACTAACTAAAATTTCTCTTTCAGTGGCAGTATTATTTGACAGAAGATCTTGAATAAGACCAGAACCACTTCTCCATGCTTGATATGCATCTAAATCAACAGAAATAACATAACAAGTTTTACATATTTTGCATTCTTTTGTAAGAGTCATAGTTTTCATTCTGAATTATCCTGTTTTATTGCCTGCTTAATTTTCTTTTCCGCACTTTTTATGGCTTTAGACGCCACAGCAGCAACATCATAATTTTTCCTATATGCAGTTATAGAATCAAGCACACGCCAAGCTTCGTTCTTTGTCAAATGAATTTCCATAATATTTTAATCCTTAAAAAACATCTAGTAAGCTCCAGTTAACGTCTCTAGTGGCACGAATATTTTTGAGTATAAATTCTTTCATTTTATCTCCTTCTTTTGAGTTATTATACTCGGAATAAAGTTTATCAGACGATATAGATTTAAAAGATGGTATATTCCTGCCTATTGGGAAAAACGAATTTACTCTTATAAATGAGAGCCAAATAAATGTCTCTAGATCGTCATTGAGATCCCAGTATTCAGGCAATTTTTCTTTTATGCACATAGCGAGTGCTGTAACATATATTTTAAATTCAAACATGCCAGCAACGGCATCTGTTTTTTCTAGTGATAGTCCACTAAAATTATCTCTAACAGCACACATACCCCCGAGAAGATAACAGTTTAATTCTTCTAAAATATATAGAGGTTCATTATTCCAGTGACGAAGCTGGTCATTAAAATACAGTTTGTATCTTATACCACGAAGATTTTTTGGAACATATTTAGAAACAGCCTCTATGGTAGTTTTGGGTTGGTTTATAATAACAGCTTGATTGTTCAAGAAATAAAATCCATTGCTGCCTGGATATTTAGACCTTAATTCGCTGCTTATATAGTGAGAAGTTTCATGGACATTAGTATAGCGACTTTCACGAGTCTCTGGTTTTTTGGAATGAGCTATAACGTCTTCATACACAGAATTATAATCAAACTTATTAGACGTTTTATATTCTATAAACATTGTGATTTCTATGGCTTGTGTTCAAGTTTTAATTGTTGTGAGGGCGGCGGATTGATTATATCTACAATCATTATTGACAAAGCTTTATTTTCTAGAGTGTTTGTTAGTTTGATTTCTTTATTGACAATTTTTTGGATCGTCTCACATATCTTACTACACTCTTGGTTATTGTCAAGTCTAATTATCATAAATTTTTTCTTCTTCCCACGCACTAAGCGTATGCTTAAAAGGCCGTCCTTCTATATTATGAACTAAAGCAAGCATTTCTTGAGCAATTTCTTTAATCTCTTTTTGAGCATGTTCAGAATTCCGCAGCTTCTGAAAGTTAGCAAAACTCCTCATGTTAAAACTAACATCTGCTTGAATCTGGCTGTTATAAGTTTTAAAGAATCTTGCTGATTCTTTAGCCCTTTTTCTTCCAAGAGCATCTGTTAATTCTTCTACACATTGATGATATAAAGTATTGCCTAGCTTGGTATATTCCTGTAGCTTATCTTGCCAATTAGAATTCCAATCTGCTGGTAGATAATATTTATCCTCTTTTAGTTCTTTATAGCGGGCCGACTCAGCGTTAAGGGAGCTAATTCGATGTTTAAGTAGATGAATATGACTAGCAATATCGCAATCAACAAGAAAGTGAACCATTCCTTTTTCAAATGGGGTTTCATGACCGTTACTCCAGAGCATGTTAATAAGATTAGGAATCCGTTGTTTTTTTTCATCAGTTAAATCGCGGCTGGTGCTAGTCCATGCGGAACATGCTATAATTTCGTCAGACCCATAATATCCTAATAGTTTTACCGTATTCTTCATGTCTCACTTATGTCTCCGAGTATTTCAACTTTTTCACCATAAACCGCAAGTTTGTCATCAATGTAATCTCTTACTTCTTTAAGATTTACCCATGTTCCTATTCCTGCTCCACCCGATGTAATTGGATGAGAAAATACAAATCTATTTTTATAAAGGAAGCACTGTGGGCTACCACTATCACCAGGAATGGCATCCTTATACTTAGATCTAAATACTGGATGTTCTGGTACTACCACTATCACACGACTTGGCATTCTAGGATATGGTGTGATGAACGAAACAGCACTTACACACGCCCTATCACGCTGATCAAGCCACACTGTTGGTATGTTTTCCATCGGCAAGAAAGGAGATGGAGGACCGTAAACCGCTAATTGTGGGCATTGTTTCTCCCAATCTTTATTTAGAAATAATACTGGATTAGCACCTTGTACTGGTTCTTTTAGCCTAACTAAAACTAAGTCTCCATAATTCACTAGACCTGCATCACGATGTTCTACAATGCCCTCTTGACCATTCCAGAATACAACCTTCTTACCAACTGGCGGCATGTAGTGGTAAGCATACATCATGTGTCTTGGACTAATGAGAATGCCACCCTGACTACTTCTAGTATGACATGACATATCAATGCCGTCAAGCCAATTATCTGGATCATTAGCAATTCTGTCGTGGACACTGTTGAAGAATTCTTTTTCCCACTTGCTTGGTTCTACTGTTGGAACAGCCTGACCACCATCTAAAAGCTCCCAACCATAATCAATCAATTCCTGTCTCATGCCAGCATAATATGGACTATACTTAGAATCTCCCATATCTACATCTTGCATTGGAGCTGGAAGGGTTCCAGCTTGCATTTGATTCCATAGACTTTCAATAAATTGATCGTAGTATGCTTGCCTCATAGAGCATCCACCACTCATAAAGTTTCTCATCGCATCTGGTGAACGTGCTGACGAAAAATCCCAAGACTGTGGACCATTACCACTGTAGTTCTTAGCACCCCAGAAACATTGACGAAAATCAGTTGTATTTGAAGTATCTAAACCATATAGACTAAAACGCATATTTTCACATGACTTAAACATAGCCGCCATGCTTCTGTTCTTAGAGTTATCCCATTTTGGTGCATGGCTTAAATTCTTGCAACCAGAGAAAAACCCAGCATAATTAACCCAATCTCTTTCTGTTGGTAGGATTTCTATTGTTAAGTTAATATCACTATTGAGAAAGAAGTTAACAAATTTCTGGTTTTTTGGTGCGTCAATAATTAGTTTTGTGCAGTCTTTTGATAAGTCACTTTGTTTAAAGTTTTCACCAAAACGATTTAGTGGTTCTTCATTTTTTTGAAAATACATTGTTGTTACTGATGATGTATACGGCATTGTCTATACTCCTATTTTGTATTGCTACAGGTATTACTCGCCAATAGGTTCTAGCTGTTCAAGAGTGGGGTAATCATATTCCCAAGGTTTCCAATTTATCTTTGTAATATATCCACGAACAACAACTCTCTCGTCATCAGCAAAGTATTCATAATCTGCCATATATTGTTCATCACTAATCATGGCATCTTCAAGTATTTTAAAATTAGTAGCATGTGGTGGTAATCCAAGAAATATTCTAGACCTTCCTATGTTTATTAGAAATTCCTTTACCTCATCATTATACTCAACAGGCCAAAATATATTTTTAATTGACTGCTGAACAATTGGAGCTTTATTTCCCCAGTATGTAGAATGAGCAATAAAACCAATAGAAACACCCATGAAAACAAGAAGTAACTCGTAGAATATTGTTCTTGCTACTGTTTTAGTTATCAGTTTTTTGCTCATTATTTTCCTCTATAGAATCAATTAAAGATGTAGCCAGAATAAACATATATTGCTCGCACTGATTAGGGGTTAATTCGTATCCTTTTTCTGCAAAATTCATTCTTACTTTAAGCAAACCTTGTCTGTCTTGTTTGACTAATCTCCATAAGTAATCTGTGGTTTCAAGATCTGCTTCAGAGATCATGTTTAAATAATTTACATAAACTTTATATGCTAATTCTATTTCAATCGGCTCATAAAAAGAAAAAACCAACATTAATTCTAATTCTTCTTTAGGCGTAATTGACATGATGAATCCTCCTTAATATAATTTACACATTAGTCCTTATATGTATTTAGAAAAATGTGTGGTTATATTGGATTACTAATATATCAATTTATATTCAACGCATTCTACTCCAGCATCATTTAATAAAGATTTTGAGTCTTCCAAGTTGCTTTTCCATCTATTATCGACGCATTCAAAAGATACGACACGCTTAATTCCAGCTTGAATTACCATGCTTGTGCAGTTAGTGCATGGCAAGAATGGATAAGTGTAGACAGTACAGTCTTTTACAGAGCTATTGGCGGTGAGTATAGCATTTGTTTCAGCATGAATAATATACTTATACTTTTCATCTCTGTTATTTAGAATGTAATCATAATCCGGCACTTGAGCCGGAAGCCCATTGTAGCCAAGAGATACCACCTTTTTATTGCTGTCAACAATCACAGAACCAACTTTAGTGGATGGGTCTTTACTCCATTTGGAAACTAATTGGGCCATATCTAAAAATCTAATGTCCCATTTCATTCTATCGTTCATTTGCTTGGCCTTTCTGCTTTTATCACTCGTACTATATCAGGCTAGACAACCTACTCCCCGCGATTGAGGAATAGGTTATCTAGCATAGATTATATATTATTATAATGACACTTTTCACAGCGGTCATCACAGAAGTCTTCATCTCCTTCGTGCTGACACCAGCAATCCGGCTCGCCACAGTCCTCATAGTAGTCGTCCACAACCGCAGGCAGTAGATCGCCATCATACTCGCCAACTACTTCATAGCCACAGCACCGTACCTTCTGGTGAGCAGAATCAAGCGGTACGCTGACAACATCGGCAGGATGAACCTTACAGATAATAACCTTATCTCCAGGGCCACCGTATGACTTCACATAGTCAATTGCACCAACGTGAAGACCATGTGAGCATCCTACATCGCAGTTATCATCTACGCGACGACGAGAAACACGGGGAGATTCACCAACAGCATTGTTAATTGTACCAGAATACTTATCCATAAAGTCTGGAGTAACAGCCTTGTATGCCAGGAAATAACCATCTGGAGTGATAGGTAGAAACTTATGCTGTAGGAAAGTATAAAGCTCATTGATAGCTCGATTAGATGGATTCTCATATAGCTTTTGCAGAAAATTAAGCATTGGCTTTACTTCAAATCCTTCTTTGAGCATCTCAACAATACGATTGGTAATAACATCGTGAATCACTTCAGTTTCACCATCAACATCGTATGTCAACACGCCTTCGGCAAACTTGAAATTTCCCGCTGACCAATCTTCGATAGTTGTTCCAACTTCAAAAAGTCTTAGAAATTCAACTTGATCATCTGATCGAAGACAGTCTACAAGACCCATATATTCAGCGTGAGTACTGTCAAACTGATGAGCCTTGTTGTCAATGATAACGGTATACTGGTTCTTAGCGTCCTTAATGAAATTCATTCGTCTTTTCTCCTTATAGATATTTAGTATCAAACTTACGCACAGGATTGCTCATATCTTCAAACTTACCATTATTATAAACTACATGGAAGCTTTTGTCAATAGAATATTTTTCATAAAGACAATGCTCGGCTTCTCTGGCACACCATATATTAATTCTGAAATGATTATCCCACAGATGAATAGCCTCAGTTTTATAGTGGAAAGGAACATAACCAACCCAATCATCAACTTCATGTGGAGGAATCGTTTTTTCTGTACTTCTGCCACGATTTGGAGCTAGGTCTTCATTTCTATACTCTGAAGTTTCTTTTTTCTTGCTTATTCTTTTTTTCGCCATTATGTGTCTCCTTGATTTTTTGATTACCCTGTATATTATACGGACCTGAATGGGCATGTCAAGCCCGATTCAGATAATCCGCGAGCACATTTCTGCCCTTCTTACTGTCTTTCCCATAAGAAAGCTCGAAAAACTCCAGCATTGGGTGCTTGGCAAGGACTGCTTCCATAGCCTTGTCAATACCATTGTCTTCCTTGATCTCCCATCCGAAAGCCGCAGCAACCATTCTGAGGTTCTGATTCTTTACAGTTCCGAGAGCATCATTCTTGTCAAAGAAAGTCTGGACAGTATCGCAGTTGACAGTATGTCCAGCCTTTCTCATGCCAACCAGTTCTTCACGAATGTTTCTGTAATCATAAGTAGAAAGATCAGCGTCAAACACGGTATCCTCAACCATCCTCTTGTAGCATCTTTCCATGTAGTCTTCAAGACTAATCCAGTTACCAGTCTTGAATGCTTTCGTCTTAGTGTGAGCATTCTTAACACCATAGACTGTGATACCAAGACCATGAGCAAGCCTAACCTGATTTATACTAGCATCTTCCACATGGTAGCGTGAGATCTTAACATAAACCTTTTCCGTAGTGGGAAGATCATCAGCTTCATCCCAATTATTTTGATTCTTCCATGACTCTCTACCATTGAAAACTAGCACACTGCTTGTAGTCTGATAACTACGCCCACTGGAAGTAGTACGCTCAATCTTTGGCAGTGTATCAAGATCTTGCAGCAAAGAAACATCAATCTTAGTTTCCTTGATCTGCTCGTCTGTCAGCAGCACAATACTCTTGCCAGTACCCTTCAGATACTCCTTGATCCTCGTACCAAATCGTGGCTTGTGACGGAAGTATTCAACCTTATTGAATGGCAGAGAGTGTGTTTCGCCCCTGTCAACGGACTGAGAACGTCGCCACGAACTACCATTGTAGTAATACTCCATAGGGGTGCTGGTACGTGGCAGATCAAACTTAGCCAAATCGCTGGTAGTAACACCTGGGCAGTTTGACATTTCTTCAGCCTTCTTAGCACGAAGATAAGCAGTTGGTTCAGAGTTAATAGTGGCTAGTGCCGCATCCTTTAGCGTACCCTTAACCTTTTCACACTTTACCTTGATTGCATCAATAGTCTTGTCATCAAGGGAAAGAGATTCTCGTCCAGCGTCAAACGAGATTTCTCCCATGTTAAACTTCAAGTGCCCAGTGACGTTTGGAACGTTAATACTGCTTGGGATTTCATAGGCAACACCACCCATAACTGCTGAGAGGCTGCTCCATCCACCCCAACGCTCTACAACAACATCATCAGTTTCCACCTTGATATTGTTCTTACGCTCAATAATAGACTGCATAACATGAGTCTTATTGATGTTTGGGACAGTATTAAAGTAAAAGTAAACATGTTCTGCTTCTTGAGCGAATTCATCAATGTGTCGGTCTTCAATAGCCATTGAAACTTCAACACCATTATGCTCGTCAGTATCTTCAGTTGTAAGCAAAGCGACCTGTGGCTCACCAT